TTCAGCAGTGACTCAAGTTAATCTCATAGCGATTAAACAGTGGCACTGCTAATCGCTTAGGCGATTTCAGCAGTGACTCAAGTTAATCTCATAGCGATTAAACAGTGGCACTGCTAATCGCTTAGGCGATTTCAGCAGTGACCCACTCTGTCCGCTTTGGCCCGCCTCTATAATTTAAAATACCCACTACAACAAACTCGCCCGACCAGGAGAAGCCGGCCGGCGCTTCAGAACTACGGCACCAAAGAGTACGCCAACCACCTCTTTTGGCTAGCGTCGGCCAGTCCGGCGCTCCTTGAAACAAACAGACATGGCCCCATCCATCCCCCAACCCCGAATCTGAAATGATCGCCGAGCCACTGGCATCTCGGAAAAAGGTCGGCAAGGCAAGGCGAGGGCCAATGGGCGACCACGGTGTTGGTCCGCAGAAGCTGCATCCGCTGGCCGACCAGACCCACCCATACTGGAGTTGGGCGGTTGAAGATAACCAGCCTTGAGCCCAAGCATACAGAAGCGCCGGCAACCGGAGCTCCCATGTGTAGCGGAGTGAATAAGGACCGACCCGTTTGTAGATCCACGGAATGGCCGCACGCATGAGCGCTGTACCGAAGGTGCGCCGAGCTCTCAGCGTCTCAAGAATCCAGTCGCCCTGCCGTTGTCGCAAGACGCAGGTACCCACAAGGTCATCGCCTTGGTACAAACATGGAATCCACGCATCCGCAAGTCGGAGTGCCAGCTCCTCCTCGGTCCAGCGTGTGCCCACGAGGTCAATCCAGGCGACCATATCGAGATCAGCCGCTTGGACACACGTGAAGCGCTGCCCCTCCGCTAACTCTGTGGTCGGAGGCGGCAACAGAGTTCCTCCTGCCGACATCGCAACCTGTGTCCAAGGATCTCCCCATATCATTACGTTAAATGCCGTTAAAAGGGGCATAAAAATGACGCACCTACTCAAGGGAATGAGTCGTGCTACCATGACAATTCAAGAGCTGTTGCGATCTATTACTCCCGAAACGAAGCAGGCCGTACCAACCGTCGAGCCCTCGATTCTGGATCTGACCGTGTCAGAGCCCAAGGTCCAGAAGCGCTGTGCCTCTGACTCTTGTAAGAAGAAGCTGCTGCTATCCGATATGACCTGCACGAAGTGCCAGACACGCTTCTGCGGCGCCCATTTTATTCCTGAGGCGCACGCCTGTCACCATGACTTTCGCGCCGAGGGGCAGAAGCTGTTGGCTGCCCAGAACCCCCGCGTCATCAATGAAAAAGTGACAAAGATATAGTGCGGTGGCCAGCCCGTACGATGCAGCTTGAAGTGGGTGACGAAGTTGTCTATATGCCAAACCTTGAGTCTCTGCCTCCTATAAGCCAGAGACCCTGGGATATAGGAGTCATTGTCGGGTTGAATGGAGATTATTGCAGAGTCCAATTTGATGACTATGAAACAGACATTCTGCCCTTTGGCCTCATCCACCATCCGCACTCCCGCAAATCTGTGGCCCAGCGGCTCCAACCCTCTCTGACCACCCTAAAGAATGCCATAGAAGCACGAATGGCGACCCTCGTGTATGGATCTAGCACAGGCCACACGGCCCAAAAAGGAAAGGGACCCGCCGATCTGATCCGTGCCTTTCTAATGCCGGCGCACAGTACGCCGCTGAGGGTGATTCCCGCGAGCAATGCGTCGCGCCCGAGAGGCATTGCTGGACCGAGCGCCCGATGACGAGGCCGGTCCAGAACGTACAAAGAAATGAGGGCAGTGATCCTTCACGGCCTGATAGGCCCTCTTGAGCCCCCTCAATAAATCTGTAAAATAACGCTCCACATTCGCGACATACTCACGGCACATATGATTCATGGCCGTAATAGCAGCGGCATTACTCATACCAGCCGGAGCGTCGAGCAGCTCACCGACACGACCCTCAACCGCGCGAGATGCATTTATATCTGGAAAAATTTCTACAATGTGGTCGCGCACCCGCTTCAATGCATCTTTTACAGGAGCGCTATGAATAGTTGCACCGGGCACACTCAATGCATCAACCACGTCTTGTTTTTGTTCTGCAATACTACCCATGTCATTTTCATCTTCCAAGATCATGCTGTGAATCAGCGGGAAATAGCTGATCACTTCATTCTTGACGTTGCGGTACGATTTCACTTTCTTAATTTCCGAAAGAGGAAACACCTTAGGATCCACGGGTAGCAAGCCAACCACACTCATAATAAAATCAACCTGACCGACATAGGTGGCTTGCAACAGATCACAATTAGCCATACTCTACAGGGGGGCGATAATTTTATCAGTCACCTGTCTTCTCAAACATAATGTACTGGAGTGTCATAGGCGGCTGCCAGGCTCCATTCCGATCCTGGGGCGCAAACTCCCACATAAAGGGATTCCAAATATAGGTATCTTTTGACCCATAATCGCCCGTCGATAAATAGCACAGATAGGTATGAATAAAATAGGGACCCGCGATAGTTTTAAAAAGGGCATCCAGAAAAGATAGAATAGAAAAGGAGGTTTCACAAGATCCATTTGCACACTGAAAGTACGAAAATGCAAAATTCATAGTAATAAAATAATCATGGGTCCGATCTTCTTGATAAACGGTATTTAAACCCACATTATTCGCATATTGGCTAAATCCATCGCGATCATAGGGATACCAGCCATCATTGCCCGCCCACAGAAAATAACAATGAAATAAATAATCAAGGGGAAAGTCTATAAAATTTTTAGAACTAATATATTTGTTATTCACGTGGCAACATGTAATGAAATATTTACCGTGGGGATTTAATAATCGACTAATAATCTGAGAAAACTTGGTATAAACAGTGGCACGATCCTGACCTGATCGTGCAATGTATTCCAAATTTCCACACTGCAAAATCAAATCATAGGTACCCAACACTTCGGGTGTCATATCCCACGAGTTCATATGAAAGGCAGTAAAACCACGTGCTCTAACAGCCTTTACTTGCTCATTAGAGATAGACACGCCGACAGGACGAATACCATAGTGTTTATAGATATAGTCCATAAAATCACCTTCCCCGAAGCCAATTTCTAAAATCCGCATACCAGGCTGAATGTTGCATTTTTGTGTAATCAGCTCAAACTTTCGGCCATCCGTCATATATTTAAGATCCGCAGGAGGTGGTATAAGATTACTGTTTAGATCGTACAGTTGGGGCGTCGGTTTATTTAAGGACTCGAGATAGGTATATTTGCACCATTCATAGATTCGTTTGTTATTTTCAGGGCTATTGTCGGTCGTATTTAGACCCAATATTCCATTAAAATTGGCCTCACTAAAGTTGGATATTAATGGATTGGCTGCAACTCGATCACGCCAGTAATCGCTATACTGATATTCCGTTGCCACATAGGGATCCATGTCGAAACCATTGAGCTTTACGAGTTCAATCACAATCTCGAGCGCAACGGGCAGTAACAAGAGCCAATACCACTTCAACACGATCGCATAATAAATGGCCACGGTAATACTTAGATTTCGCACCAAGGCGCGTATAGAAAATCGTTGCGTCTTGGTGAATAAATACGTCACGATCAGCTGAACCACAAGCGTCCCAAGCGCAACCTGCCACAAAGTTACCTTCATCTACCATTACTTCTGAAAGAAAAACAAGTAGTTGTATTCGTAGCCGATCGATGTCAGATCTACATGGTGCGCATACTTGAACCCCGCCGACTCGATCTCCTTCGTCAGCACATCGATATTGGGCATCCAGACACGCTGTTCGTGCTTGCGCATCCGTCCATCCTTGAACTTGAAAATCTCTTCATACATGGCCCGCGATCCATGCAGCTGAAAGTCGCCCACGTATTCAAATTCCTCAAAGGTTACGGACGACTTGGTAATCCGTTCATCGGCGTACTTTTGAACTGAGAAGCCGATAAAGGGACTCGCCGCCTCCAAGATGGGATCGAACTTGAGTTTATTGACGATGTGGCAGACAAACACACCGCCAGCAGAGAGCCAGAGATAAATATTTTTGAGCATCTGAGTACGATCCGGCACCATGTAGATAGTGAAATAGTACATGGTGACCAGATCAAACTGCCCCGCGGCCGCCATCGTGGCGACCGTTGCATCGCCCTGCACAAATTCACGGGTGGGAAATCGCCGTTTCGCCTCGGCCAGCATCGCCGTCGATTTATCGTATCCTACTACGGATTTAACACCTTCCCGGGCGAACATCTCCACGTGGATACCGGTTCCACAGCCAATGTCGGCCACGCGAATCTGATCGGGTGTGCGCCCGTCTTTCTCTTTGAACCATTCGAGCGGCACCTTGGTTTCGAGGGGGGCCCGCGCGATCGGTTGCACGAGAGGATCATAGACTTTGGCGTAGAATTCATCGTAGCACTTGTCGTCGAGGCGCTGTTCTATGCCACTGCCGCCCTTGCCTGATGTAAATGGTTCAATGCCCTCCAGATCCAGAGTCGCACGTCGATTATACGACTTGGCGAGCTCCCACAGATAGATCAGACAGCAAATTGTGACGAGGAGTGAAACGGCAAGCGGCCACCAGGGACCCAGGTCAATGTCCATGTCTCTGACCTAACGGGAGAATCGTTTGTTGGCTCTCTGCCGCTCCTTGTGCGTTTTCAGCTGTTGCCTAACATCAGGATTCAATAGATGCCTGGCGACGTCGATACTCTCTGTGGCTACACGCTATCAGATGTGCGCAAGTCGCTCCGTGACGCCATTGATCGCCGTGCAACGCGTGCCGCAGGCCGATGGACCGCCGAACTCGTCGCTACGCCCGGCGCCGTAGGCTCCCTCTGGGCCTCCTACTGGCTCGCCTGGGCAGCGGCCCAGGGCGCAGGATCCGCCTCACCGACGCTGCCGATCTTGCTGCGACAGTCCTGGAGTCGCATTACCGAGAAGGCCCACGACTACGCGGGCGACTGGATTGCCTTTCGCAATGACGCCGATGTGAGAGCTATCGCAAGTGAAATGACGACGCGCCTGATCAGCCAGAGCCGACAGACACCCGTTGTCTGGCCCTCAAAGGAGCTCATTTTGTACGATGTGAGTGCCATGCGGGATGGATCGCATCCCGTTCAGGCAGACGGCGCCGCTGTGTTAGCCGTCTGGCGGCGCAACGAGGATGCCATGGAACTTCGAATGATGGGCGGGCGCTGGCTTGCCTCCCTCGAAGCCGGCGACATTCGCACCGCTCTTTCGGCGGTTGCCTGGACGCTGCTGCCCCAGGCTCAGCAGGGACTTGCTCTACCTCTCCCAGTGGCCGAACGAGGACCGGCCGCCTTGCCACCTAAAATCCGCTCTTCGCCTCTCTGGTTCTGGCTGGAACTGGGTCGGGCGTGGTTGGCTCAACGAGCAGGAATCCATCGCGGCTGGCCTACGATGCATGCGGCCGTCGCGGATGCCTTTAAATCCAACTACAGACGCTGGACCGCTGTAGAACGCATGCGACTGCTCTTGGCCTGGATCCTGCAGCTCCGCGCTTCGCTGCTACCCCAGCCCCCTGAGCTCTGGACCGCGGGCCCCGTAGAACAGACGGGTACGCAGATCGATCTGCCCTACAAGGAGATTGCGGCGGAACTGTCAGATCCCACATCCTCCATTGTAATGTTGCAAAAGAGTGTTGCAGAAGGCAAGCCCAAGAACAAAGTGGAGGACGAGAGCAAACAGGCCGCTCTGACGCGAACAGCCGCCAAAATGGCCGAGGCCGATGCGGCGGTCATGGCGTCGCTGGGCCTGTCGGCGGATGATATCTAGGTCAGAAACAGATCACAGATCTCCGTATAAATTTTGCGCATCTTTCCGGTAAATCGCAGATCCGGTTCATCCGAGGTTCCCTTGAACGGTATCATAATTTCCACGGCGGATCCATCCACCAGTTTCAGACTAATCCGGCTGCCTTCGATGTAAGTCACGCTCAGAATGCTGTGACGCGGATACACCGTAGTAATAGAGCTGTTGGACAGACGAATCTCCAGCCGATGGCCGACAATGCTGTACGTGTAGGATCCCAAATCTGTCATCTTATGGTTCTGTCTGCAGTGACCAAGGCCGTAAAGTTTTCGCCCTAAAAAATTGACAGGGTGGCGGATCACAGGTTGAGGCTTTAACAAACTCTGTTATCAAGACAAACAGAGAATGGAAGCACTCGTGAAGAAGCTCGAAGCCGCCGCCTACGCCTACCATAATGGACTCGAACCCATCATGACGGACGACGAATACGATGCCGGTATGGAGGCTCTGGCCGCTGCAGACCCGGATCATCCCCTCCTCAAAAAGGTGGGCGCCGCCTGTGTCGGCGGCGATATCTGCGTGCTGCCGATCCCACTGTCATCGCTCAACAAGATCAAGGGCCAGGAGGCCATTGATAAATGGACATCCAAGTTCGGTGCGCCGACCTACCACGTGTCGGCCAAGCTGGATGGCGTGTCGGCCCTCTGGTTTCCCGGAACACGAAAGCTCTATACGCGGGGTGACGGCATCCGCGGTCGCGAGATCTCCTTGTTTGCACCCCACTTTCAGGGCCTTCTGTCAGTCGCCTCCGTCGGGGCCGTGAGAGGCGAACTCATCATGCGCACCGATTCGGCCGCGATTCCGGAGGGCAAGCTGGCCCGCAACATCGTGGCGGGGGCGTTGAATCGCAAGGAGGTGGATCCAAAGCTGTTTGCCGACATTCGGTTTGTTGCCTACGAGCTGATTGAGCCGGCGGCTCTGTCTCCGGAGGACGGCTACAAGCTGCTCAAGACGGCGGGCTTTGAGACGGCCAGGGCGGCTGTTCTGCCAGCGGCCAAGCTGAATGCCGCGAATCTGACGGAAATGTTCAGCACAGCGGAGGCCAAGAGTCCGTATCAGATGGATGGACTGGTGGTTGGGCCGAACGTGGGTCGCCCCGCCGACTACAAGCCGCAGGTCAAGGGCGATGACGCGGTGAATCCGGGCGATCGTGTGGCCTGGAAGACACGTGTAGCCTCGGCCACAGCCTCCGCGAGAACCACCGTCACCGCCGTAGAGTGGAATGTCAGTGCGGCGGGGCTCCTGATTCCGAGAGTGCTCTTTGAGCCGGTGGCTCTGTCGGGCGCCTCGATCGCTGCGGCGACGGGTCTGCATGGGCGGTGGATTCATGACAATGCCGTGGGCCCGGGTGCCGTGATAGAGGTGCGGAGGGCGGGAGATGTGATTCCGCAGATTATTGCGGTGCATACACCGGCTCCGGGTGGCCCGGCGATGCCGGCGCGCTATGAATGGGTTAGCGGAGCGACTACCGGTAAGGCTAGTGGTAACGGTACTGGCGCTGCAGGAGCAGCCGTAGGCGGCGCCGGTGTGGATCCTGCAGCAGCCGTGCATATCAAGCCCGTCGGCGACGATGCCGCAAATGCTACCAACACGATCCGCCTCGTCCATGCTCTGTCAGAGCTCGGTGCTGAGAATGTCGGTCCTGGCATTGTCGCCAAGCTGTATGCAGCCGGTCTCCGGTCTATCGGCGCCATTTACGCGGCCTCCGCAGCCGACTTTACCAAGCTAGACGGGATCAAAGCAAAAGGCGCAGAGCGCATCTATGTGGGTCTCAGAGCGGCCAAGCCGTCATGGACAACCCTGACCTTCTTGGTCGCGAGCAGTACGATGCCACGGGGTGTCGGCCACACGAAACTAACACCTCTCCTGGCTCTGAATCCCAATCCGGCGACCTGGTCCGCCGCTGAGCTCAAGGCGGCGAGGCCGGCGGGTCTCTCCGCTGCGACTATTGATGCTGTCGTGGCCGCTGTGCCGGCCTTCCAGGCATGGTTTGCGGAGACTGGATTTGCTGCAGCAGGAGGCGGAGGTGCAGTCGCAGCAGCCGTCCCGGCAGCGGACCAGCTCACTGTCGTCTTCACCGGTGTGCGCGACAAGGCGCTCGAGGCGACCCTCCAGTCTGCCGGCCACATCGTAGCCGATGCCGTCACCAAAAAGACAACCCACGTCATCTACGCCGATGACGCCGCCGGTGAAACCACAAAAGTGGCCAAGGCCAAGTCCCTCGGCATCGCCACCCTGCCACTCAGCGAATTCAAGGCCACATTTGGTCTGTAAATTCGGCCCATAATGGTAGAGGATCATGGCAGATACATCAAAGCCGATGTTAGACGCAGCCGCGCTATTTAAGCCCTATAACAATACTGGAAATGATGTCCTGGTAAATGCATTCCATTTTGTAATTGCCGGTCTAGTTCTAATTATGATCATCATACTGTGCGTCATGCTAAATTGTACTGTTAATGCGCCGACACCTCCAACGGGCAGCGGAGTTATAACCGACTACAATGCCAGCCAAATTTCAAGACAGCCTCTGATGGATCTATTGGCCGCCCATAATCCTGTACTCTCAGATACAACCGCCAACATGATAAACTTCCAAGTTGCCACGGCAAATTTTGGCGGCATCTTTACAACAGCCCACACAGGAACTCGACTCATGGATCCCTGGATCGGCCAGGTCAGTGCAACCGCGGCGACGCTCCAGGTCGAGGCCGGCGCGCGTGCCATGACACTCGACATCTGGCCAAATCCCGCCGATCTCACACAGCCCGTTGTAGTCTGTATGATGGACCGATTCGGCTACACGATGCAAGGGGCCTGGACCGGCTCCTGGGGTGGGCTCGGTGCCGGATACGGCCGGTACAGCAACTGGAACGCTGTCACCCGTAATAGTCTCCCAGTAGGAGAAGTTCTATTGGCAATCAAGAACGCTGCCTTCCAGGGTAAGCAGGCAGATGATCCATTCTTTTTAATCTTCAAGTTGCACGGCGCAATGTCGATGGATTATTTGAACCTACTTGGAAATATTGTGCAGCAACAAATCATAGGACATACAATGTCCGCGGGATATAACAAATGCAATAACCAGGCCACCATAGCAACAGCGCCCGTAGCCGATTTTAGGGCAAACTTCTGTGTGATTGTTGTACCTGACATTCAACCATCCTTCCCCGCCTTATCAGATGTCAAAGGTGTCACCGACATTAAATCATTTAATGCGCAATTCTTGACAACTACGATGGGGCAGCTGACCAATTTGCTGGATAATAATCCCAATCCCATCTTTTTTGATCCTAACAATATAAATGCCGTCAAATCGGCCACGGGCTTCTGCCTTATTCAACCCGCAATAGGCGGGCCCAGCACTGATAATGCATCCTTGTTTAAAGAAAATTATAGCTTCGGCAACTGCATGAGAACAAATGCCCAATTCGTAGCAGTGAATCTATTCGATCAGGATTCATCTGATTCCACTCTCACTAGTTTTTTCTATAATGGCGCTGACAGAGTCAGCGATGCGAATTTCGGTACCTATAGTTTTAAATATGTTGGACCGACGCCACCGAACTAAATACGCGGCCAACTGTAAGGTATGCCATACGAAGAACTTGTGGGTCTCATAAAGGCCGCCGCCGCCGAAGCCGCCGATTATCAGGAACGTTTCGCCGCCGTCGATACCGAGGCCCGCAAAATTGTGGATATCATGGAGCGCTTTCTGAGGGTCAAGGGCCGTCTGGTGTATGGCGGCGCCGCCATCAACGCGCACTTGTCGCCCGCCAACAAATTCTACGATCCGAGTCTCTATCTTCCGGACTATGACTTTATGACACCGGATCCTCTTCAGGATTGCGCAGATCTGATTGTCGCCTTTCAGAGCGAGGGCTTCACCGACGTCGAGGCCAAATTCGGCATCCACGAGGGCACCTACAAGATTTTCGTGAATTACCGGTCGGCCGCCGACATTACCTACATGCCTCCCGAGATCTATGAACGGATCATTCGCGACGCCGCCGTGATTGAGGGCATTCACTATGCCAGCGTGGATTTTCTGCGCATGAACATTTACGTGGAGCTGTCGCGACCGGCGGGCAATGTAGAGCGCTGGCCGAAGGTGTATGAGCGCCTGCTCCTGCTAAATGAGGAGCACCCCCTCAAGCCCGGCCGCTGTCCAGAGGATCCCTTGGCACGTCTGGGCGAGACAGGAAAGACCGATAAAGCCACGTATGGCCGGATTGTAGGGATCGGCATTGACGAGGGTGCCATCTTCTTGAGTGGCGCACACATGTTAGCCGATCCCGATAAAACGAATCCAGAGGAAGTGGTACTCCTGATGACAGATAAACCCGGCAAGCTCCTAGGGGCGCTGACACAGGCCATGCCCCTCAAACAGAAGGCCTTTCCTGCCCTGGGTGAGCTCTTACCGGCCAGAACGGAGATTCGCCACAAGGGCCGCCTGGTCGCCGTTGTATTCGAGACCGTCGCCTGCCATAGTTACACCATTCTCACCGAGGGATATCGTATGGCCTCTCTGGATCTCCTGATTCAAATGTATTTTGCATTTCATTTTGCCGAGCTCCAGCGCTACTTGTCGGTCCGCCTCCTCTGCGTGATTCAGGAGCTCATTCACATGGAGCATGCCACCCGTGAAGCAGCCGTTAAGAATAAAAAAGAAGCCCACGATGTGTTTCCGCTGACCTGCATGGGTCATCAGCCGACCATGCCCGAACTCAAAAAGGCGCACAGAGAGCGGGTCAAGGCGAAGCGGAAGGAACTGCTGGATGCTCTGCGCTTTCAGGACTCATTCCGGGCTAGACGAAAGAGTAAGAAGGCCGCGCCCGAGAAGCGCTGAGAGGCAGCGCGCCAAGCAATCGACGTCGGCTACGGCGGTATGCAAGACGGCTCCCGACACATCATACACGCTGCCATAAAGCCACGTGTATAATTCGTCTAGACGGGGGGCCTTGTAGGGACTGAGATCGGAGTACTGAGCCTGCTTGGCCGACGCGGGCAGCTTGAGGAGATCCCGTGTGGCCTTCATGGTGCAGAGTTCTTTCATCTTGGCGGGCCAGAGATCGCGGAGACCGGCCTTGTACCCGGCCGCACGGAGCACGGAGCGATCAAAGGATAGATTATGCGCGACCACATAGTCGGCTGACTGCAGAGCCGCCTTGAAGGCGGCGAGGGCCTTTTCTAGGGATTCTCCGGATCGCGCCTCCCGTTCGGAAATTCCATGAACCGCAGCGGCCCCGGTATTCCAGACTTCGGCTGGATCTAGCGCAAGACCAATATCCCGGCTGGATTCCATCACAAGGCTGGAACCTTCGAGTTTGTAAATAGCCCAACTCAGTTGGAGAATAGCGGGCCAGGCCCCCGGCTCTGTCACGGGAGCATAGCGGTTCTTGGGCAATCCATTCGTTTCGGTGTCGATCAGGATCAGACGTGTCATCGTACAAGCCCCGACAGCAGGTGGCGCGTTCATCAACTTTTGCCCGGCACTTCAAAAATAATCGGCGCATTAAGTATAAATGGCCCGCCCTTCTCGTCGTAATCGCCAGAGCCGCCGCAACCGCAACAAGCAGAGCCGTCGCAACCGCAACAAGCAGAGCCGCCGCAACCGCAACCGCTCTAACCGTCGCTCCCGCCGCTCTCGCCGCAACCACCAGCAGCAGCAGCAGCAGCAGGGCGGCTACCGCTTCTTCTAAGCATTTGCTCTGCAAATGCTAAGCCTTGAAGAGCGGCCCCGCCACGGCACGGACCGGTGCAAAGGAGAAGCGATGGCTCTTATGAGGCCCCCACCGCTGCAGACCCTCCATGTGCGCTGCCGTGCCGTACCCCATGTTTGAGGCAAAGCCGTAGCGTTCGTCCAGCAATGGATCCGCCGCGATCTGAGCCCGAACCCAATCATCATGAGCTTCCTTGGCAAGAATGCTCGCAGCAGCGATCGGTAGGCTAGTCGCATCGCCCTTAGCAATAGTAAATGCAGTGACCGGCTCATGTTGAGAATCGGTCCATGGAATCCAGACATCACCATCCACGAGAATTCGTTGGAATGGCGTTGTCAATGTAGATAAAGCCCTATGCATCGCCGCCATATCAGCCCGGAGGATATTGATCGTGTCAATTTCCTCCGGTTCTGACCAGGTTACAGCTGTTTCAATCGCATTTTCTCGGATATAATCGGCAAGAACGGCCCGCCGCCGCGGTGTCAGTTTCTTACTGTCCTTGATTTGGCGCAGCATGGTTCCATTATCAAAGTAGGCTTCGTCCTCCGGCGACAAGATCACAGCTCCTACGTACAGCCGCCCCCATAAAGACCCCCGACCGGCTTCATCGAGCCCCACTTCTACAAGATCGTCATTCAGCCAGGATCGCTTAAGTGGTATCATTTTCCGTGCAATAAGTAATGAGCACGTTCATCCTGTCACTTTTGCTGATTGCCCTCATCGCTCTTGGAATGCTGATGGCTGTGCGCCCCAACTACGAGGCATTTAAAGGGTCCGGATCGGGAGGAGGAGGCGGAGGCGACGGTAAATTAAAGCCGATTGACTATCCTACTGTATCGCAGTGTGCTCAAGATCCTAACATGCGTGGCTGTCTGGCGTATTGCTTGCAGCAGCCCAACGATCCAATCTGCTTTCGCCCTGATCCCAACTTCGGCTGTCTGTTTGACCCACTGTTTCGCGGATGCCCGAAGTATTGTGAGCAAAATGCAGCGGATGCAATCTGTATGATTCCGCCTACGCTGGGGCCGGGTGGAGGTAAGCAACTGGGCCCTGGTGGTCAGAATCAGAACCCTAACAGCAACGGGTTTAATCCATTTTTGCCGCCGCCGCTTGGACCCGGCGGTCAGCAGAATCCCATGCTTGGACCGGGTGGTCAAAATCAGTATCCTAACATGTATGGACCAGGTGGTGAGAATCAGTATCCTAACATGTATGGACCAGGTGGTCAAAATCAGTATCCTAACATGTATGGACCGGGTGGTGAGAATCAGTACCCCAGCGGGTATGGGCCCTGGACGCCAGATGCCCCGAATCCGGACCCATATGGCCCTCCCAACGGCTATCGGTATCGACGTGAAGATCACTGGAAGCGATCCAGTCATCACTCCAATGACAGTTGTGGCTCCGACAAAAGCGACTGTGCGCAGAGCTGCGAAGATGCCGGCTACATCAAGATGGATGAGGTGCCCTGCTACAATTGCGACCTTCCCTAAAAAACCACACGATCCAGTAAGGGATGTCGTCCGTTACGATTATTAGCGCAGCCGTACTATTCTTTATAGTGGCGGCTTTTCTATATTACCAGAGCCGTTCTGGGTCAGAGGGCTTCGAGAATAACGGCAATGTAGCCGGCCGGCCTTTCAACCGTAATAACTACGACAAGGTGCCCGCCGATCTTGCGGAGGCACCCCGATCGACTCCTGACGGTACGATCCCTCAGTCCGCCCAAAAACCCTTGGGCATTCCCGGTGGGGGTGGGATCCGTGAGGCCAAGGCCGGCAAGCAGGATATCCAAGAGCTCATTGTCCAGGTGACCACCTGGCTCGAGGGCGCCACACAGCAGGAGACGGACGAATTCATGTCCCTTACACCGGCCCAGCGTGATCAGCGGATTAAATACCAGTCGCGCCGCGAGGCCCTCATGACACAGCTGGAGACCGGTATGATCGAGGAGACCTATTCGATCGTCGCGGCAGAGACCCTCCGCATCCGCAAAGAGAATGATGTGTGGCGGCGCCTGACACCGTCGATTGACCGTATCCAGTCCTTTGGCCTCACAGGCGACCCGAATGCCTATCTGACACGGGATCAGTTCGACGAGTTCTATTCGCTCTTCAATGCCGCGCTCAAAGAGCTTACGGTCCTGGTGCAGCCCGACAGCATCCAGCGGGTGCGCATCATGCAGCTCCAGGTGATCCGGCAGGAGCTGGGTGATACGATCAGGCGCGGTGCGACGCCGCATATCCTGATGTCAGCCGCATCGCGATTCTTGCAGACGATGCTCAAGGCGGACCAGCCGCTGCCGACCCTCATTAGCATGGGTCAGCCTCCTGCGGCCGTTGAAGAGGCGGATGATGTACTCCGAGAGATACGGAATATGCGCGTAGATCTTGTTATTATGGTGGATCCGGCCAGCCGACAGATTAAGACCGCGCTGGATAAACTTACGCGACAGTTGCAGACAAAGGAGATTCGCCCCTGTGATGCACGATCCTACATGGCCGAACTGAAGAACAGAAGGGCGGAGGCCTTTGTGGGCGGTAGGCCAATCAATCCAGGGGGGTGGAACCCGGAGGAAAATCCGCTCCCGGACTGGGTCGTGTATGAGGAAAAGCCTGTTCTCCGTCCTTCCTATGACCCAAAGAATCTGATAAAGAGGGCGACAACTCTGTGCGCCCAGGTGCGGGAGGCTTTCCCCGGTGATGCGGCGGCTCTAGGGTGTCAGGAGGTGAAGGATTGTTATGAGGCCGAGTCGGTGATCAATACGGTATGCGATCGTATCCGGTATTCGGTGCCGACTGTGAGTACGGCGCAGTTCAACTGCCCACCGCGAACTGTGTGAGCTGTTCCGAGGACAGAATGTCTGAGGGCAGGCAGTTGGAGGAACGAGCAACTGCCCACCGCGAACTGTGTGAGCTGTTCCGAGGACAGAATGTCTGAGGGCTTACGGAGTGACGAGCAAACCGCGAACTGTGTGAGCTGTCCCGAGGACAGAATATCTCAGATCCGTCAAAGAATCCTTTTTAAAACCGGCAGCGACGGTATAATGGACGCCATCGCCGCCCTGTCAAACAGCACGTACGAGGCACTCATGCGTGATTATTGGCTGTGGGTTGGCGTCTTTGGCATTGTTCTGGCCTTTGCCCTCTACATCTTTTTGATCCCGAATGCGATTGATTTCTTCGTAGGGTCTGCCGGTAACCAACATCCTGCTGCACCAACAAAGCATGCAGAAAGGAAAGCTGCCTAATTTTAATCCGCCGATACCATAGAGTACCATGAATTGGAAAATCCTAGCCCCGTATGCCGGCCTTCTTCTGGTCGGCTTGATCATCGGGTTCGCTCTTGCCAAAGTGTCAGGAGTTGAAGGCTTCGTCGATATTACCCAGAGCACCTGCGGCGAATGCGGCAAGCCCCGTCATGAATGTGGCTGCAAGGGTGGAGCCCCCAAGATCGGCAAGTGCCCCACATGCCGTGAAATCGACTGGTCCAAGTATGTGCTCAAGTCATCGATTCCGCCGTGCCCGCCCCAGCCCGACATGAGCCGCTACATGCTCAAGACGGAGTGCCCCGCGCCTCCCGACATGTCCAAGTATGTGCTCAAGTCGGCTGTTCCCGCCTGCCCGCCGTGCATCAGCACATGCAACAAGCCGTGCAAGATCGGTGACTGCCCGCCGTGCCCCCGTCCTCGTTGCCCCGTCATCACGTGCCCTGAGCAAAAGGCGTGCCCGCCGTGCGCCGCGGTCGAGCCGCCCCGCTGCCCTGATCCGGTGGTCAGCTGTTCGGCCAATTACCAGGAGGAGCAGCCGTGGCTGGTCCGCCCTCTGTTAGCCTCCATTTCAGGCATGTAAAGTAGAGGAATGTCCATGTTTCGTACGAAAAGCCGCAAGGCCTGTTTAAAACGGTTCGTACGATACACGAAAACAACAGATCACGGCACCTATAAGAGCGAAGAAATGCTGAACGGTCTCCGTGCAACGCGCAAGAATTATATCCATGAGAGCCACGGCTACAATCGCTGGGCCACGAAAGCAACACCGGTACCTGATGGCTATCTGGAAGACAAGACCTATGAGAAGGCCTGGGCTCTCGAGTATCAGTGTCGCGATGCCAACAAAAAGCCCAAGGGTCTCGACATTGAACACTGGACCAACAAGGTCAAGAGCAAGTGGCTCACGATCGGTGATCTGAAGCAGCTGAAGCCTGGGGACCGGCTAGAGATTCTGCCGCTGGATCGCAACGTGGGTGACACGGTGGATTCTGCCGGTATTCCGCCCAACAAGCTGCAGGCCGCCGCCACGTTTTTCGAGCCAAACAAGGCCATCTATGAACACAAAGAAGGCCTCCAAGGCAAACTGACACTGCTCTCCGAAGGGATCGTGTTGGATCCCTTCGAATTTCATGTGGAGATTAATCGGTCCGATAACTGGTTTCCTCTTCAGAATGGCTCACTGCCGGCCAAGGATCCTCAGGGCTTCGTGAAACTCTTAGGCAAAAAGACACACTGGACCGCGCTAGACCCCAAGACGCACGTCGGCTATCGCGGTCCGATGATCGCCTGGTCTGTCCTCAGGAAGAGTCCAAAGGTATTCTGGTACAAGAAATGAGATTACATGAAGATGACAACCTCACAGTCCTTTGATCCATACTCTGCTACCTCCTTGTAAGCGCCGAGCAATGTCTGTTTGGGAATGAAATGGATTGCATCCACCACTTGGCGAAGGTTCTCCAGAGGGACCGGCGATTCATAGCCATACAAGTGTTGGTTGCAAGGAATACCCTCACTCTTAATTGCATCAAACGCATGCTGAAGTGCTTCCCTTTTTCCAGAATCCTCTTTTCCTACAACAATGCGAAGCCGATCATCATTGCCCAGCAGTGCATTGCGATAGAACTGGACCTTCTCATCAGTGGTGCGGAGAACAGTAGGCGGAGTGACCATGGATGCTTATACCAGAACAGCTAAACAACCTTGTCAAATTTTGCAAATAAACCGCAGGATATAATAAGGGACCACGATGGACACACGCTTCTGGGGACCGAGCGGCTGGGCCCTCCTGCATTTAATCGCCGCAACCCCTATTGAACCCAGACGTAGAGCAAAGGTAAAAGAATGGTTCGAACTCCTGGAGTACGTGCTGCCCTGCAAATACTGCCGCGCCTCGTTTCATGATTACATGGTACTGGAACCACTTGCCACAGTCGCTAATCCAGATGCGTTCGGCCATTGGCTCTACGATATCCATAACCGCGTGAATGCCAAGCTCCGAGGCCAAGGACTCCTAACACAGACCGATCCCTCGTGGCCCTCGGTCAAGGCTAAATATTCCACTCTCAGTCGCAGCCTCTGCCAGACCACACCGCTTCTCGGCTGGGATTTTCTGACATCCGTCGCCTTTACGACACCGGAGACCCCCTACACACCGACACCGATGGACGACACGCCCGATGAGCCGTCCAAAATGGATCTGGGCACCCGTAATCGCTACAATCTCCTGACCAAGGCGGAACGCATCACGGCGCTCAAGCGCTGGTGGTCGCTGATCCCATCCATCCTCCCGTGCCCTGCGTGGCGATTGTCTTGGTCCTCAGCGATCCAGAAGGCCGGCCGGATCCCTTTGACCTCAGGTCGCGAGCCGGCCCTCCAGTGGATGTGGCGGGTCGAGGAGGGTGTCTGCGCGGGGCTCCGCTGCCCGACCCCCCATGTATCCCTGCCTGCGATGAAGGCCGAGGTGTCGGCCTATGAGAGTAAGTGTTCGACTCAGAAGCGGGGGAAGACGTGTAGGACACGAAAGCATCGGCTTCGACTGCAGGCGAGGAAGACACGGCTACAACGGATGAAAACGGTACTGGCGGCAGCAGATTAGTGTCAGTAAATCCGAGCCCAGGATACAGTGTTTGCATACACTGTGTCATGGCGCCCGACCGAGAGCCGCCCGACGTAACAAACGCCTGAACATAGAGCCACCGGCTTTCGGCGGGCAACTCAGGTGGAACTGCAACGGTCCATAAACGGCCAGACCAGAGCAACTGGTATTCCATTCATGAGTTTGTTGGACGTGGGTTTAAGCGAAACCAAATTCTCGGTCCCTAACAGAATGGAAATCAAACCGTACTGGGTGTTAGTCGTCGGATTTCTGTTGCTTCTCGTCTATGTGATTGTGGTTGTGCGCGGCTCTACGCCCTGGTACTCCAAGTCATATCGCCCTGGCCCCTCCTTCTGGGTCTCGGCCGGCGGCGGCGGTCTCCTGAAGGGAGTCGAGGGCTTCGCCTCGGAGACCCCCACCTTTACAATGTTCGGCGTCGATTGGTGTGGGCACTGTAAGAAGGCCAAGCCCATCTTTGAATCGATGGGCCCTACAGTGACCATCGGCGAGCAGGTCGTGAATCTCCGTTATGTGAATCCCGAAAAGGAGCCGGCTGCAGCGGCGGGCTATGAGCTGGAGGGCTTTCCAACATTTTACCTGGATCACGCAGGAGGTCGCGATAAGCACGTGGGCGCGCGCACCCCAGAGGCGATTTACGAGTTTCTTCAGCAGAAGATCGGTCTCTAACAACCTTGGCCTGAAAGACAATCCAGCGATTCACGGCGGCCGCCCCTTCATCAAACAGCGCCAGTCGCTCCTCACGTGACATATCAAAGTCAAAGACGCCATACTCCATATTATTTATGGCTATCCAGTTCTTCGGTGTTATATCTGTATTCCGATGCTGCATAAGATCACTCACCCGTGCAACAAAATCAGTAATGGATGCAATCTTTTTGAACCCTAGCGCACGTCCCGTGATGCCCGTATCGGAACACGTCACCACCAGCGTATTATCCTTGTCGGCCACACAGGTCCATGGATAATATTCCATGATCGCACCATCACCGTAAAAGTTTCCCGATGCATCGACCCATGGCTGATAGAACAGAGGAATCGCCGTGGAGGCCCGAATGGCATCCATGATTTTCATGGTCGGTGTGCGGACCTCATCAAAAATTGCCTGACATCCCTGGGTCACATTCGTGGCGATGATCGTGAGTGTCGTACCCGGTCTTTCTCGTACTAAATCTGCAAAGGTCCAGGCCGAACAGCCGGCCTCCCAGGTCTCCATAAAGCCACTCAGCAGCTTGATGTAGGCCGCGCCCGAATTCATTCCCCAGCTATTCAGGAAATCGCTCAGCAGATCCTCTTCAATTTGTCCCGCAATACTGGCATTAAAATGTCCAGTCGCGTCGCGCAGCCAGCCGTTACTGACACCGATTGCGCCACAAAAGGCCACCATAGCTCCTGCCGAGCAGCCATGCCACCGTGTGACGTGTCTCAGTAATCCCAACTCCGAGAGACGTGCCAGAACCCCAAATTGCACCACCGCCGCGGCCCCTCCTGAGCTAAAGGAGATCCCAGTAGGCGTCCAGGGTTCTGTCGCCATTCCTCTAGATAAGTCAAGGGAGATGTCACAGCCACCGGCACCGCAGCTAACACCGGCCTCCCTCTTTGAGGACCAGGCGAAGCTCGATGCGATGCGTCTGCAGGTCTATAATCGGATTCTGGGTACCGTCCATCAGAAGATCCGGTCCCATTCAGCCCTGCCCAATTCGACCCAGATGATCAGCTTCGATATCCCGGAATGGCAGCCGGGTTGTCCCCGTTTCGATATCAAGGACTGCATTCTCTATGTGGTCTGGAATCTCCGCCACTCGGGGTTCAAGGTGCTCTATGTCAGTCCAAATCGACTCCTCATTAGTTGGAAGGAGCAGTCCATTCAGTATTACCAGGAGGAGTCACCCATCCGACAGGCGATGATTGCGACGGCGAATGCAATACCGGCCTCAGCGGAGCAGCGGAAGCAGGAGAAGGCCGATAAGAAGAAGCCGGCCTCCTATAAACCCGTGGCCGAGGGAGTGGCGGGAATGTTGGCCCGCGACCCTACCGCTTCCAGAAAAGGTAGCACCACGATTACGTTTATTTGAGATCAAAATACCGCACATAATTTACGACCCGGCCTTCAATATCACTGTAGCCGGGTCGCTGAATGCCCAGAATGGGCTGCACAATGAACCAACGATCCCGCACTTGCAGCCGTTTCCAGTACTGATCAAGAGCGCAGACTCTATAGTCACCGCCGGCCTGAAGAGCGGCCAGACCCTCTTTGTAGTTGGCCAGCAGTGTGTCATAGTAGGCCGCCGCCACAACATAGGCCGTGGTGGTCTGACAGCTCTGTAGCCGTAGATCGACCTTGGTGTGGGTTGCTATATGAATATAGGTCGCGGTCAGCACGATCACGTCGTATGGCTTCTTGAGTAGCCGCTCCAGAACTGGCAGCCCGGCCTCTTTGTTGCGCCAGGCAAAATCGTCCTCCACGATGAGAACTGAGGGCCATCCCTCTGCCTTGGCTCTTTCTAGGACGGCAATGTGACTCATGGTGCAGCCGATGGCTCCGTTGGCCTGTTTAATTGCGGCGAACCGTTCCACAACAGGAAACACCGTAGCCAACTCCTGCTGAATCTGTTGATTCCGATCAACACGTTCATCAAGATTAATATAGACAACCCGCCCGATTGATTCCATTTAGACGGAATCACCAGCGCCGGCTTAGGCTCCGACCAAAGGCTCTTCCTGCGCGGTAGCCTCCCTGCTGCCTGGAAGCCATGGTGGTGGCAAATCGCAACAGCGTGTCGATCGCCAACAGAAACATCAGACCAATAGCGACAAACAGAAAGAGCTCCGCTGTGCTCTGCATGGGTGTCACGGTTGTCAGCGAATCGAGCTGCTTGGTGAGAGCGTCGAGGCGCTGTTGGATATCGCTGGAGATGAGAGTGGCACCATTCTGGATGGGAGCAGCGGTCAGCGTGGATGAAGCAGCAGCGGGCACCTGGATATTCCGCCACAGAGTTGATTTGCCGGCTACGGGAATAGAGCCATCGGGTCTCAGCAGAGATGCAGGGAGCTGCGACGGCATGAGCGTAAAGGCCTTCGCCCATTCTTCGGGCTGGGCCGTTACACCGGGGAGAGGAAAGAAATCATTCAGAGGAATGGCGCCATTCGTAGCGGCGGCACCTGGGGGACCCGACATAGGTGGCGGTGTCTCCTGCTCTGCCTCTTCTGCCTCCTGGGGTGCATCGGGGGTCCCGGACAGAGGCGCCGGTACAAAGTGCTCTTTGCCTCCCCGTTTCTTCTTTTTGCTAACAACGGGCCCCGTAAAGGCCTCTTCGAGCGAACAATATGCACTCATGGTTCCCTTACTGGGGGCGCATATATATTCTACTCAGTTGGATCGCTGGCCTTTAAAAAGACTAGAAGTGTAGATGATTGACACCATATTATGGTGCATTTTAGTAACAGGATGTCTGATAGCCTATGCTGCGTGGCGGTTCGACCGGCCTGTGATAAAAGAGGACTTTGGTACCATTAATCGAAGCGGTGCAGTCGATCGTTCCGCATATAGTACGGTGGCAATCGATGCGGCCCCCACTACCTCCGAAGTGAAGACACACTATAAGAATCTACTTATCTATATTGACGCCGACCTGAAAAACGACGGCGCTGGACACAAAGGAATGCGCCTTATCGCCGATTTTCGCGACCGGCATTTTAAGAAGCGTAAGCCACGCAGCACGTTTAAGACGAGCGATGTATTGGATCCATGGCCCACGTTTCTGGTGCCCCTGGATACATCGATTAAACAGGATCCTCCTACCGCAGAAATTGCCGCCGATTCGGAGCGGGCTATCTTGGCATTTATCCAAAAGAATTATCCGCAGGAGGATGACGTCGATGAAGGCACCCGTTCGATGGTGCGTAACCTCATCGAGGACATTGCCTATCGGTTTGTCTATGATAAAGATACGGAGAAAATGGAACTCCGCTCTGACTATATGAAGGAGCCGCTGCTAACAGGATGGAAAAATCCCCTTGCATCGCCGCCTACAATGTCTGCGCAGGAGATCCGAAAACAAAACAACGACGACGAGTAGAGGAACCATGCAGCCCCTGCCACCCCCTAAGCTCCATTGGAGTCCCATCGAACCCTCGTGGATTGTAGCCCTGGGACTCGTGATTCTGGCCGCTCTGCCCCACAAGGTTCCGGTCGCAGGCCGTACAATTCTTCGTCATCCGGTTGGTGCGCTCATCTTCGCGGGTCTGAGTGCCTTTGTCACTACCAAGGTCCCCGTTCTGGGTGTCGCGATGTTCCTGTTCTTGGCGGGTATCTGGTGCATGCGATCCGCCACTGAAACCTTTGCGCCCATGGTTCTGAACAAGGACCATACACAAAAACACAATAAGAAACCAAACAAAACCAGTCGATGGTTCGAAGAAGAGGTCTTATCGGAGGATCCCCATGGGGTCCAGGAGCGCACGGAGAACCCGACCATCCTGTATGACGAAGTCGAGGGATCCGACCATTGGTTCGCCGAAGACGTCCTGGGCGAAACACCCACGGCAATCCAGGAGCGCGCTGTAAGTACCGAAGCGGATTCCGATGATCATGGGCACTAAAACAGAGTCTAAGGGTAGAGGTTATGGAATTTCTGTTGGATCTGGGGACCAAGCCGCTGTTTCGTCTGTTGGGTGCTATCTTGGTTCTCCTTATTACGGACTTCCGGCCTCTTTTTGGATTTGTCGCCACCGTCATCTGGATTGCATGGATTTACATCGCGGCCAAATTTAGCCGTCCAGGATAAGGGATGGCGAAGGCAAAGGTAGCAAAACCGGAAAAACCAGGAAAACCAGAAAAACCAGAAAAACCAGGTGAAGAGGTTAAGAAAGTAGAGGAGCAAACTGTGTTAGACTCTCTGTTGCATTCGATCCATGATATCAATATGAATCCCTATTTGTTGGGAATTGCCTACATCATGCTGAATTTGGGCGGCCGTTTCATGGTGCTCTCCGTCACACCGGCCCAGGAGGCCTTCTTACAGAACATTGTGTTCCGCCCTCTGCTTCTCTTTTGCATCATGTTCATCGGAACCCGAAACTTGGTTGTCGCGTTCTGGCTAACATTGGTGGTGCTGATTGTCTTGCATTATCTCTTAAATGAACAGTCAGATTGGTATTTGCTGAAGACGCACGATAACGTTAAAGCGTGACCTAAACATTAATGTTGATAGTAGATCCCACCGGTGCGACTACAGCACGACGACGCCCCCGTCGTGCTGTATTCACGGTGCCCTCCGTTCCCTCGCTCTGTCCGTCCCCGATCGAGAATTCATTCAAGGGATCCGCAGAGGAGCCGAGCCCTTCCCGTACAATCGAGACACCGCGGGGCGGTGTCGGGGGCGGCCCCGACGGTGTAAAGATGGACGCATGGTGGGCCGCCACGTTCGGTTGCTGCGCCTGCTGCCGCTCCGCCTCGAACGCCTTGAGGATATCATCGACGCCACTGGGGGTCGGTCCGCGCATCTCACGACGGAGCTTAGGCCCATTGTTCTGCGGCATCTCATGCACCGCCGTGGCCGACACGTTGAAGGGCATGCGAGTATTGGCGCCCGTACGGGGCGCCTGTGTCGGTTCCTGTGGATAGGGTCCGCCCATGGGCGCGGGACCGGCGCCCATTGCTCCACCAAACCCACTGGCCGCATTCATGAAGTTGCCGAGGCCGCCCATCTTGGCCGCCGCCGCCGCCGCAAACTGCCGCTGCAGCTCCGGATTCTCATGCAGAAGCTCCGCCATACCCGGCACGCCCGACTTCTCCGCCATCGTGTTCGTCAGGTGATACATGGTGGCCGACACACCCAGCGTACCCGCCAGACGCAGCATCGGATGCATCTTCGCCTGGTCCTTGTACATGTCATACAGCTCCTCGAAGATCTCGTCAAAATCCTCCACATTCGTATGCACCGACTCGGACCAGCCCTTGAGGCGCGGCTTGATCGGCAACCGCTCGCCGAACCGGTCATTCACCATCTCCACACCCGTCACGAACGTCATGAGCGCATTCCGCTGGAACCGGATGGAGGCCTCGAGGTTGCGGCTGTCGGTCAGCTTGTCGTGCTCCGCCTTGATCTCCGCCAGTGTATTCGACATCGTCATGCGCTGACCTCGGATATCATTGGCCTCGAGGCGGCGGAGCTTCGTGAGATAGCGCTGCTTCTCCGTATTCTCCTGCTCTGGAGAGAGCCCCGAGGTCTCCGTGACACCAAAGTCGTTCGATGAACCGGTGTTGATCACAAAGGGCGCCGACTCGGGCTCGCGCTGGATGCGAATGTCGGAAGCACCGGGGCCGGCATCGAGATTCACCACATCCATGTCATCGACGGGCTTGATCTGAATCTGGGGTGCCTCGGAGAAGGCAGAGCCACTGGGGGTCGAGATGTTGCGCTTCGGGGAGGGCGCCACCTTGTTCGGGTTGGCCATCAGATTAATTCCCATATCATCGCCGAGCTCCACAATATCATCGCCGCCAATCTCAATGTCCCGTGCTTTATTCGCAAAGGAAGAGAGTTCCGCCATGGACGGTCGGTTGGAGTTTCCTTCTGCAAATTGTATGCTCATACCGTTGCCTTACCAACAGACCTTTAATTGCTAGTTCAGACGCGGCTCTTGAATTTGTTCTAAAAGACAGAGGAGCAATGAAGCAATGGACGGCGTTTTTCTTCGCGACAACAGCTCTTCATGCTGCAGCAAAGGGGCTGCCCGTCTATGCTGCCGCTGCTGCGGCCCTATGCACTTCATCCTATGCATTTCACACATCGGATAAAACGGATTATCAAACGAAGCCGCTCTACTGGATTGATCAGGCCTGTATTTTTGGGTTAGCCGCCGTGGGGCTCTATTATATGGTCCATTACATAGATAATAAATATTCTGTAGTCGGCTGGATCACTGTGACTATTACATTCCTACTGTACTGGGGCGGCTACCTCTCCAACACCTGTTGCTTCGATCCAGAGGAAACGGATGCTCTTATCTGTCATTGTTGCATGCACTTTATCGGTGCTCTAGGCCATCACTGTATTATTGCTGGTCTTTGAGAACCCACAGAGTTGCGACAATAAATACCGTTGCGAACCCGTGACAGGCGATGTGAAATCCGTCGCTCCAGACACCCTTGCCGACAACCTTGGCCGCTGCATACGCGACGATTGCTAAGCCCAAGAGCGCCGCTAGATAGAGACGCTTACGTATCGATGTTAGGGCTGTCAAGAATACGAGACCGCTGACCACCATAAAGGCGCGATCGATCCATCGGGCCGCCCTGTAATCCGTACCATGATTGAGAAGCGATGTTAGCACTCCGACTAAAACTACGATAGTCAAGGCCGCGGTCACGCTGTTCTTCATAAGGGATGACCAGTAAAGAGCAATGAACCCGACTAGGACGGAGCCAAAGATGCACGTAGAGGTGAATAAAGGTACAGTCATGGGTCCCTTGATTATGCTGGAGATTTTGTGGCACCATCGAGGCACATCAAGAAGGCATCGGCCAGATCATCCTGCTTCGCCTGACCGGACCACCAGGTGAGCTGACCTGCTGTCCCTGCAGCAGCCCCTAAGGTTGCGGTCACCTTCGCGATCGCCGCCAGCTTGCGGCTGCGCTTGCCATCCTTGCCGGTCTCCGCTGCGGTGCCCCGCGTCTTGACGGAGGCATTCGCAAATTCGATTGTGCCGGTCCAGCCCTTTTCCGTGCGGAGCCGGTGATCAAGCAGTGTAAAAAGCATGATCTGAATGGACTTCATGTGGGGCGCAAATTCGGAGGGCTGGTTTTCGATGCGGATCCGCTGGGCGGCCGCTAGCCAGGACAGTTCGGTGGTCAAACACGCCTCCATGCCGACCAAAATGGATTGAAGCGAGACACCCTTGGCCTTGGGCGCCTTGTAGGGCATGAGCCGGATCGCTGCAGCGCGGGCCATCAGTTCGGTCTTGGAGAGACGCTTCGCTTCGACGGGCGTCAGGCTCAGAGGCCCACAGGACCAGGCGCGCCAGGCCGCGAGTGTCGAGCCGGAAATATCGAGGATCGGCTTGGCCGCCTTTTTGGCACACTTTTTGCACAGAAGCGCACCGGCATCCTGAAACGAGGCGGGGCCTCCACAGGAACAGCGTGTCTGACTCTGGGCGGAGGCACCGTCGGCCAACAGATTGAGATTCTGCCAGCGATCTACCGACACGAGTGAGCCGCTGGCATCGAAGGTGGCGACGCAGTAGCTGAGATTCTTGATGCCGAGATCGAAGGCGGCAATTGTCTGCATCTAACCAGAAGAACCGATGGTTACTTTAGACGCGGGATGGCTTTTCAGGCACTGCATTCGTTTGAGACGCGTGCTGCAGAAGCAGAACGCATTAGAGCCAAGTTTCCGGGCCGCGTACCGGTGATTATTGAGATTTCACCGAGGGCGGATAAGACCATGCCGCTGATCGACAAAAACAAGTTTCTGGTACCGGGCGACCTGACACTGGGGCAGTTCGTGTTTGTGGTGCGAAAGCGACTGGTGCTTCCTTCAGAACGCGCCCTGTTTGTATTTGTAGGCGGTACGTTGCCGACCACGGGATCGCTTATGAGGGAACTGTTTGGGTCGTTTAGAGATCGCGATGGCTTCCTCTACATGAGCTATTGTGGGGAGAATACGTTTGGAAGCATCCGCTGTGCGGATGCGACGTGCGAGCTTTAGCGAGCGTATAGATTACAAAGTGGCCAGCATCCGCTGTGCGGATGCGACGTGCGAGCTTTAGCGAGCGTATAGATTACAAAGTGCCGCGAAGCTGTCGCAACTTGCTCTCAAAACGAGCCTATGGATTAAAAAGTGGTCCGCAATGCACTCTTAACCCAACTCTATAGACCCCTCATACCAAGCCGTATCTCAAGAATCTTGGCACAGCGACGATTAATGGTGGCCACTGTGAGCACATGAATATCATATAAGAAAGAGGAGAAATGGACAACCATGATCGAACCACCTATAGAATACTGGAAAGAGAGTAAGAGGCCGCCCAAGAGAAGAAATAAGTAGAACGGCAAACAGAATTTCATGCCGTCAGGTGCTGTAAAAGAGAAGACATTATCCAGATATCGTCTCTTGTTTTTGATAGCTGCAAAGACGGGTGCCATGACAACGGCTTGGCCGATGAGCAGGAGGGTCAGGATCCACGGAATTGTAGGAATAACCTTTTCTATAAAGAGCTCAATCCGCCAGAACAGTACGAGGCCCCACAGCTGGATAGGTGTAGTGTGGAGACTCAGATGATACTCCGTTACGAGTCCGAGAATTATTAGAAAGATCCAGTAGGGCCGCTGACTGAAATAGAGGACCTGGGAGTTTATGGTTGGAATGGACTCTTCGGCGCCATACGGCGTATGACAGACATCACATTCCATCTTCTTACTAATTTGGAGCCACTTGGCCAAGCATTCACCATGAATGTGGGCCGCAGAGCCCTTGCAGGCGCACGGTGTAAGAAGATCATTTTCTTCTTCGAAACAGATACGGCAGGTTTGCATCTTTTGAACCCTATAATCATCAGGGGGTTCAAATGATGGTTTCAAATTTATACTTTAAGCAACTTCGCGTGGTAGACTTGTTGGATCTGCAAGTTCATAATGAATCTTATTACCATTACTGCACGTTATAGTCCCATTTCCATCATATCCCCAAACATATGGATCTTGCAATCCAGGATACATGTCTCTACATATTTTAACATGATTACGCTGATGTAGCATCGGCCCAACATTATGCCCAGGTGTAACCACGCCACCCCTCTGCTTCCTCAGACGCCGGGACTTGCGAACCCGTTTCGACCGCGTTGTCCTCTTCTTTCCCAAACGACGCGCCATCCTTATACTTATCCCTGCGAAACTATTTTAAGACTTCTCTGAAGCCTTAAAATAGTACTGCTTGCGGGTCTCGATCCCGCGACTTTGGCGTTTGCCTTTGTATAGATGTATCTATAAGCACCACGCTCTACCAACTGAGCTAAAGCAGCACAGCCGCTTTAGCAGGGTCCCAGACCGAGCCAAAGCAGCATCCAATCCTAGAAACACCATCAGCCTTTAGGTCCAAACAGCAGCTTTCCCAACGTTGTCGGCACACAGAAGAGATGATGCAGCACAATTCCCAACAAAAAGAGACCGGGCATCACATACAGCAGCGGCCACTCAAAGTACCATGCAATCAGAACTGCACCAATCACTGTCAGTACCGTATCGACGACCGCTAGGTCCATGAACCGATATGAATGAACGCCCTCACCCGGTTTCCCAAAGATATCCTTATAAGCGCATAGTCCTGACATCTCTGCTATAGTGCATTTATTTGCCACCACCTAATAAATGCACGCTCTCGACAAATATAAATCGAAGCGCGTACTAGCCATCTTCTACGGTGACGATGCCTGGAAAAAACTCGTGCCAATCCGGTGGCCGCAGGTGCAGGTCCGTGCCGGTGTCCGGCGCCGGTTCAAGACAACGGATATGAGCAACGCACTGTTGGTCATATTCGTAACACCTAAAACGGGCCAGCCGTCCCACATCGCGGCCCACTTTTACCCGGATCAGGCCCGGTTTGAGTCCCAGCTAACGCGAGAAACCGACAATCTCTGGATTACCGATGCACCCTATTCTGCGTTGGAACTAGAGGGTGCGCCCAAACTCCTTAAAAAACTGACGAAGGATCTGAATTAAAAATCAGAAGGATTAATAGAAATGTATTCATTACAGTTTCCTTCACAGGAAGCGGCAAGGCAAGCGGCAAAGGAAAGAGCTGAGATTGCAGGTAATCCTGAAGCAAAACGAAAAACATATTTAGAAGAACACTCACCGGACGCAGTTTATGATGCTATTGGAGAAAAATATCAGGATAATCCAACGGAATTTGATAAGGATATTACTGACAAAGGGTATATAATGGAAGGTAAGGAAGGTGCTTCAATTACTGAAGAAGAAAAAGAAAATGTCTTGAGTATAGTTCTTAACTCTGGCAATAAATTTAAATTTGATAAGTTATATGAGTATTATTATAACGAATGTTTTTATATACTGCACCATCAATACATTATGTTTAAATATTGGCCAAAAAATCGTTTTTGGACTGTTCAAGCAGACAAGGAACATCCGGAATACCAATCTCGTGACACAGTTAACACACAAGCTACTATAAACAATTTTATTGCTTCCAACCCTATTTTATTTAAGAGAAAAGCAAATCCAGAAGAAATAGCAGCAGGAAAAGGTAAGACTCCCGCTACAAAGACGGATTTTAATAGTTGGGCGATACCAATAAGAACATGGTTGGAATCAGTTCAAAAATTTGCTACTGAAAAAGCAAAAGGTCCTGGATTTATGAGTCGTTTAACAAAATCACTAACCGGAGAAAATAGTAAAAACTGGAATCGCAAAAATGCAGCCAGTCTAGAAAAAACAGCATCTCATTTTTTGGAAAAATTACAAATGATTTCATCACTTACATCAGATGATGTTGCTGCAGCTATGATTAAGAAAATTAAACGAGACATTATGACTTTTGTTACTGGCGACAGTTTAATTATAGATGGGGTTTATTTTGCTACTATAGGATCTGGTATTATAAAACAATATGGAACTGGATATCCACAAATATTTGGAGAAAAAAAACTGTCAGAAATAAAAAGTTATGTGACTGAGCCAGCAGTAGGTGGCTATCGCAAGAAGCAGCGCAAAACCCGCCGCTCTAAAAAGTCCCGCAAATCGACCCGACGCCGCTCCCGCAAATAGAAGTATCCGATTGCTACTGGTCGCACAATACTTTATGATCACAATCAAAAACCAGTTAAATCGACCTTATAAACTGCCAGCGCATCTCCTGACAAATCTTCTGCCACACCTGATCCTGTTGATACAACTTCTCCCGCGACTTCAAGAGCTGAAAGCACGGTAGAAATTCATCCATTTCCAGCAGCTGGCACAGCTTGTACAGCACATACGGATACGACAAGAAATTCGACCGATTGGCCGGACAGTACTTGATGAACGCCGGCTGAATCTCCTTGAACATGTGCTGCAACTTCTCCTCCATCTCCTTCGACAACGTGAGCATCGTCATCTGCTGCTGAATCCGGTTCTTGATCTGCTGCACGTGATCATACATCTTGGCCATCTTGAGCTTCTGCAAGATCTCACGGATCTTCTCCTTCTTGACCTTCTTCGGATCCGAGATGCGTTCCTTGCGGAGCTCCCGCATCACTGTCTCAATCACGTCCTGGGGAATATCCGTGTTCTCCTTGGCCTGAAACTGCGCGAGCCACTCATTAAAGTGATTGATCTTCTTGTAGGCAAAATACGTGATCTCCCGCGGCGGATCCTTGTACGACGGCTTCTCCGAGTCGATCAAGATGAACTCCTCATGGCCACACCGCGGGCAGCCGAGCAGCGCCTCGTTCTGCAAGAACGTCATTTCGATGTCGCAGGTGGGACAGCAGCCCCACCCCGGCTCAATCCCCGATCCCGGCATGATACCGCCCTTGATGGCCGATGGCTCCACCACGGTCAAGTACCGTTCAAGCATCTTGTCGCGATTCAGGCCATCAGAGGAATCAATGTCACTGGCCTTAGCCTTTACAGGCGGCGAAGCAGCAACGGGTGACTCCTCAGGAGCCGCCGTAAAATAACTGAGCACCGAATTGGTCGGCATCCGCATGGGTGCCTGCGGGATAGAGGGACCCGCACCCGTGGCCAACACCTCCTGCGCATCGAAATACTGGAATAGCATATCACCGACATCAAGGAAATAATCGAGCCGTTTTTCATCCGACTGGATCTTCTGTATCTTTGTACGAAGATCCTCCGCCGAGTCACTGAGCTGCCGCCATTCGTCACTAAAGGCCGCGGCGGCCGGCAGCGCGTCCATCTTATTTTCGATGTCATTGAGTGCCGCGGTCAAGGCACCGATCGACTGTTTGGTCTCTCCAAATTCCCTCATCTTCTGCTGGTGATGGGCCTCCAGCGTGGTGGCTCTCAAAACGGGCCGCGCCTTGGCCTCCGAAATCGGTTCAGAGACTAGCACGTCCCGTATTGACATTTCCTACTGACTTATGAGCTTTCGCATCTTTAACCCCGGACTAGTGAAAAATATTACAGAATCCGCGGTAGAATAAACAACTAAATTAGCCGTACGAACATAGAGGATGGTAGCAGGAGGACTTTTGCAGCTCGTGGCCTATGGTGCCGCCGATGCCTATTTGACGGGAAAACCCCAAATTACTTTTTTCAAGGCCCTGTATCGTCGGCACACGAACTTTGCCATGGAATCAATTGAGCAGGTGTTTAGCGGTGTCTGTAACTGGGGCAAACGCGTTCAGTGCGTCATCGGGCGCAACGCCGATCTGATCCATCGGATGTATCTGCAGCTGACACTGCCATCCGTGGATCTCAATGATCCGTCGGTCAGTGACAACGATGCCGACCAGTTCCGCTGGCTGAACTGGATCGGGCACAACATCATCCAGAACGTCTATATTGAGATTGGCGGCCAGCAGATCGACAAGCATTACGGCGACTGGCTGCACATCTGGAATGAGCTTACACAGGCGCCGGGCAAGCAGGCGGGTTATGCCGACATGGTGGGCAATGTGCCGGAGCTCACGAATCTGATTACACACGTGGGAACCGACGGAGGCTGCACGAATCAATGTACGGGCGGCGATCCCCACGCCACGGGAGAGGCCCGCAGCTGCACTCCCGAATACACCCTGTACATTCCGTTCCAGTTCTGGTTCAATCGCCATGCCGGGCTCGCGCTGCCGCTGATCGCTCTCCAATACCACGAAGTGCGCGTGACCCTCGAACTCAACCAGCTCCAGAATCTGTGCTGGACCAACAGTGCGAATGTGTTTGATGCCATCAATGCCACGGGCGTCGTGGCGGCGTCGCTGTACGTGGATTACATCTATCTCGATACGGATGAGCGCCGGCGGTTCGCGCAGGTGGCCCACGAGTATCTGATCGAGCAGCTGCAATTTACCGGAGACGAGTCGATCACGTCGGCGTCGAACAAGATCAAGCTGTCGTTTAACCATCCCGTGAAGGAGCTCGTGTGGGTTGTGCAGCGGGATGCCTTTGTGGCCTGCGACTCCTCGGTGGATCCCTGGAAGGGCCAGCAGCCGTTTAATTATACGGACTACTGGGATCGGGGCGTGCTCGAGTCGAATTATTCGGGGGCCGTGACGGAGGGTATGGCGGGTTACAATCCCGTGGCCGTGTCGAACATCCAGCTGAACGGGCAGGATCGGTTTTCGGCGCGGGATGGACGCTATTTCAACCTGGTGCAGCCGTTTCAGCATCACACGAATATTCCGGCGGTGGGCATTAATGTGTATTCCTTTGCTCTGAATCCGGAGGAGCTGCAGCCGAGCGGGACGTGTAACTTTAGCAGGATCGACACGGCGACGATCACGCTGGTAGTGACGAATAACACTGTCAGTAATGGATCGGCGATCTCGGGTGTCGCAGGAGGGTCGGCGAAGGTTCGTATTTACGCGAGGAACTACAATGTGCTGCGCATTATGGCGGGCATGGGCGGCCTTGCGTATAGCAACTGAGGAACGCAGGTCGAATGTCAGGCCCTTCACTAATTATTAGATCCTTGCAAAAACCGGACACCTATTGTATCACGGTTTTCACGCTTTTTAAGCGAATCTGTTTCTCCCGGTCTCCAGATCATCCGCCCACCCCCCGGATCTCCCCGGGCCCGGCCAAATTTTTTTAGATCCCTAAAGTATAAGCAATGACATCCGGTGGTTTAATGCAGCTCGTCGCCTATGGCGCCCAAGACGTGTACCTGACGGCCAACCCCCAGGTTACCTTTTTCAAGCAGCTTTACCGCCGCCATTCTAACTTCGCGATGGAGTCCATCGAGCAGACCTTCAACGGTGTCGGCAACTTCGGTAAGCGTGTCCAGAGCACGATCTCCCGTAACGGCGATCTCATCACCCGTGTCTATGTCCAGGTGACCCTCCCCGCGATCGACACCTCGATCGTCACGGGCGGCGGCCAGTTCTCCTGGGTCCCCTACCTCGGCCAGTACCTCATCAACAACGTCTATGTCGAGATTGGCGGCCAGCAGATCGACAAGCACTATGGTGAGTGGCTCCACATCTGGAATGAGCTCACGCTCCCCACGGGCAAGCAGCTTGCCTACCTCAACATGGTGAATGGCTATGGTGGTGTTGCGCTGGACCCCAGCGCCAGCTTCCCTTGCTCTTCCTGCACGTCGGAGGTCGATGCGCTGGACGCCTCCACCCTGGCCTGCGCCAACCCCATGCTCATCTCCCAGGGCGATGACTGCGCTCTCGGCGCGGGCACGGTGATTGGTGGTGGTGCCGGTGGCACCAATGGCAACGCCTATGGCGCCCTCCCCTCTGTTAAGGGCTGCATCCCTGAGCAGACGCTCTACATTCCCCTCGAGTTCTGGTTCAACCGCCACACCGGCCTCGCGCTCCCTCTCATTGCCCTCCAGTACCACGAGGTCAAGATCAACGTCGAGTTCGAGAACCTCCAGTACCTGTGCAACATCAATCCGGGCACCACCACGGTGCAGGGCGTTCTCTTCAATGTCGCCAACCAGGGCCTGGTCGCCTGCTCTCTGTACGTAGATTACATCTACCTCGACACGGAGGAGCGCCGCCGCTTCGCCCAGGTTGCTCACGAGTACCTGATCGAGCAGCTCCAATTCACGGGCACGGAGTCGGTCACCTCGACCTCCAACAAGATCCAGCTCTCCTTCAACCACCCTTGCAAGGAGATCATCTGGGTTGTCCAGAACCCCAGCTACGTCGATTGCAACTCTAACGCCAACAGCCCTTGGCGCTACACGGATTCTCAGCTCGGCAACCCCACGGCCGTCGCCAAGATCCAGCTCAACGGCCAGGACCGTTTCACGGAGCGTGAGGGCAGCTACTTCAACTTCGTCCAGCCCTACCAGCACCACACGAGCACCCCTGCGACGGGCATCAACGTCTATTCGTTTGCCCTCAAGCCCGAGGACCTCCAGCCGTCCGGCTCGTGCAACTTCTCCCGCATTGACAATGCGGTCCTCAACCTCACGCTCACGCCCGCGACCTTCAAGACGAACATCACGGTCTTTGGTGATGCTGAAAACGTCCCTATCGATAGCGGTGTTGCGCAGACGAACGTCTTCGATAAGCAGTCCTCCGCGAATGTCAATATCTATGCGACGAACTACAACGTTCTCCGCATCATGAGCGGCATGGGCGGCCTGGCCTACAGCAACTAAGCGTGGTCACTGTGTGGATTATTGCTTAACAATGGTAAGTATAACTTCTTATATCAGAGCCTCCAAGGATCTGATACAAAAAGTGAAGCATGGCACACTTACTCGACCCCCCCGTACGATGGAACCCATTACAGCCGCCGATTTCGATGCATCGTCAGCCGCCTGGATGGCCAACAAGGTTCGCAAGGGGCCTGCTCTGGCCTATAAATGCACGGCCACCACTAAAGCGGGCAAGCCTTGTCCTCATCCAGCCAAAAGCCACGGTCCGCATCTATGCGGCCTCCACGGACGCTCATTAAAATTGACAGTCGCCGACCCGGCCGTGGGCCACGACGTAGAATGAACATCTATCTTGCTTCTTGTGCCGTATTCAAGGCGCTGTTCCTAGGAAAAATCGGCTGCACAGAGGAACCCTATGGGCGGCGCAGCACCTATCTCACCGGTTGTCCGCCCGGCCTCACACCCTCCTACGACATCAACTACGAAGGCCTGTGGGAAACGACGGCAGTCACCCGAGAGGAACTCTTGGATTTCGAGGACGAAGTTCATAATCACTTTCTGAAATATCGCATGATGCGATCTATCCCAGGCGATTCGGAATGGTTCAATTTCCAGGGAAAAAACCCCTATGATCTGGTCAAGGCCTTCATGGAGACCCGCCCGTGGGTCCGACGTCAAGTGCCGCTCACCGAAATCGCACCACCCTCGCGCTACATGCGCCGCCAGTATCAAAAGAATCTGCGATACCTCAAGACCCGTATTAGTCGAAACGAAGTCCTCGATACCCTCCAGGAACCGGTTATTGCCGCCATCCGTGCCTTCGTGTTCGACCCCGCGCTTCCAGCAGGCCACGTGATTGCTCCCTGCGGCTCCGGCAAAACGCGAATGTCCGCCAAGGGCTTCCATGGCCTACAACGGATCATCATTTGCTGTCCTTCCAAGCAGATTCAGACACAATGGGCCGACACTGTCGGATCACCGATCCACTTCATCGGCGGAGCCGGCACAACCGATCCCGATACGATCCGCCATCTGCTGGCCCAGGACTCCTACTGCATCATCACGACCTACATGTCATCCCATCTGCTGGCGCCCTGGATCACACCGGCGGCCCAGTTGTTAGTTCTCGACGAGGCCCATCACATGGCCGGAATTATCGCCAAAGAGGAAACGGGCGAAGGGCGCACGCGGCGGCTTCTGGTAAAGGCAGCCGAACTCGGAATCAAGCGCCTGTCACTCACTTATACCCCACGGATTATCCGCGATTCCGACACTCACTATCTAACAATGGACGATGATGCGATGTTTGGCCCCACCATCGCCGAACTCAAAATCCGCGATCTGATCCGCAAAGGCGTCTTGCCCGATTATCGCCTCTGGACGCTGCGCGACGAGGCCCGCAAGGGAGCGGGTATCATCGGCAAGGCCGAGTGCATCCTCGAAGCGTGGGCGGCCAAGGAGATGCATCGCGGCAAAGAGAAGTACATTCTCCATCATCTGATTGTGTTCGCCGCGACGACGCAGGAAGCAAAGGATATGGAAACCTTCTTCAAGGCCAACACGACCGACCTCGTTCTGCGGGTTGAAGAGGGCGATACGCTGGACGCGCCTATTAAACGCTTCACGGATGCACCGCGCGCTATTCTGATCAATTGCTTCGTTCTGAACGAGGGCGTCGATATTCCCTGTGCCAACGCCGTCGCCATCACCTATCCTAAGCAGTCGCGGGGCCAGATCACCCAGATGGTGCTCCGCGCCGGCCGCTGGTACGAGGACAAGCCCGTGTTTCACATCCTACTGCCGACACTCGGCGACGAGGATCTGTCGGGATTCGAGGAGGTGCTGTCGGCGCTGGCCTCGTGCGACGAACAGATTCGCGATGAGATCGTGCTGCGATCTGCCGGAGCCGCACCAACCAATCCTACTGCAGATCCCAGCACCGACTCTGGAAGCGCAGCCGAATGCATCATGATCGAGGAGTTCGAGGCCAATGAAGAGGATATCAAGCGCTGTTTCGCAAACATCCGCCGACGGATGTTTCCCAGTCGGCGCATCCAGGAGCTCTGTCGCGAGAAGGGCGTGACCACAAGCATCGAATACGCCCGTCTGCGACTCGCGATTCCCGAGCTCCCCGAAGACCCCCGGCCCACAAACACCACCTGGTTCGACTATCTGCATCCCACCCACGGCGACCGCATCACCGCCGCCGACTTCGTGAAGACCGTGTTGGATCCGCATGGAATCCGCGTGGCCAGCAAGTACGACGAGTGGCTCACCACGCAGCCATCCACCAGCCCCACGGTCCAGCACATCACCGACGGCTACTTCGGCAAAGACGACACGAACTTCAACACGCTCATCGAAAAATTCGGCAAACGGGCGCCTGGACGGGGGCGTTGATCCGGGGCCTCCGGTATTTCAAAAAACATCTCCGTTATTTTGAAATAGTGGCCATCTAAACAAAAATCGCGCCTATAAATATACAAATGCAGCCGCCCAAACTTGACAGCCCCGCCGCAGCCGCCGACGCAAAGCACACGACAATCATGACAGCTGTCGAAGTTTTCAAATCCGCCGTTATTCGCATTCGCGACATCCTCCGTGGGCCGGGTGTCAGTATCACGGGAATGGACTCCATGCGCCACATTTGCCTGTACCTCATGAGCCGCTACATGACTCGCGCGAAGGTGGAATCGCTGGAGGTTCCCGCCGGCTTTGCATGGGAGACTCTGTACGAGACTGTGCAGACCAAGAACGGAGGGGTTCAAAAGGCGCTGGACTGCTTCTACCATCCAGAGGAGGACTGCCTGGTGCGCCACTTTGATCGCCTGTTTGGCACCTCCAAGTTCTCCTTTGACATTAAAACACCGCAGAAGCACAAGGAGATTCTGGAGATCCTGAACGATGTAAAAATGGAGGCCGTGGATTGTCAGATGGATATTCTGGGGTGGGTCTATGAGCAGCATCTCCGAACGGGCTCCTCCGCGGCCCGCGACCTCGGCCAGTTCTTCACGGATCGCTCCATCTGTGAATACATGGCCGAGCTGTGTAAGCCCGGATTCAAGGCCCCGGGCGTGCCCGAGTCCATCTGTGATCCCACAATGGGAACCGGCGGGTTTCTGACAGCATTCGTCAAGTTCTACAAGAAGCATCACGCCGATAAGCCCATCGACTGGTCTATTCAGCAAAAGGAGATCCACGGCTGCGATACGGATCCCAAGGTGGCCGGCGTCGCCCGCCTCAATCTATTCATGGAGACGGGCGGCAATCGCTCCACAAATCTTTATGAGAAGGATTCCCTCTATGGGGATCTCACACAGACTCAATACGATATAATTCTGGCGAACATGCCCTTCGGCCTCAAGGGCATCACGCACGCCGAATGCTGTGAGCGGGTCAAGGCGCTCAAGATTCGCGGAACAAAGTCGGAGCCCCTTTTTCTGCAGCTGATGATGGTGTCGCTGGCCGTCGGCGGCCGCTGCGCCGTCGTCGTTCCCGATGGAATGCTGGCAAATAGTTCCGTCATTCACGTCGAGACGCGCAAGTATCTGTTAGATCACTTTGAACTCAAGCGCGTCATCAAGATGAAGGGGCAGTACTTTATGAATACGACCATCCAGCCCTCCATTCTCTTCTTTGAGAACACGGGCAAGCCGACTGCAGCAGTGGAGTTCTGGGAGGTCATGCAGGGCGACCCAGATCCGGCGGCGGCGGTCATATCCGTACCGCGCGCTTCAATCGACGCGGCCTGCTCCTTCGATGTGCGTCGCTACCTGGAGGTGGCGCCAGCGGCGAACCCTGCCGGATACCCGATGGTGAAGCTGGGGGATATTCTGGTGGGCGTTAAGGGCACCCAGACACTGACACTGGAGAAGGCCATGCCCGGCTCCTTTCCGCTGTACTCCGCATCGGTCGATATCCGAAGCCACACCGAGCCCGGGTTCGATGGCCAGGAGTCCATCATTCAGGCCTGTGTCGGGTCCAATCTGGTCAATTGCATCCATTACGTGAATCGGCCCTTCGCTTCAACGGCGAACCTCTGGGTCTTGCGCAAGAAAGAGCCGGCCGACTATGAGCTGAAGTTCGTCTATTATTGGCTCCTCCTTACAAAGACCGTGCTTAAGAAGGTAAATGTGTCGGTCCTCCCCAAAATCAATAAGAAGGACTTTGACGAAATTGTCATGCCCCTGCCGCCCGTAGCAGTCCAGCGCGAGATCATCGCCGCTCTGGACCGCATCTATAGCCCCGGCACACTGGAGCTGGCCGACTCCATCCGGCTAACCGATGCGGCAGCACCAGCAGAGGTCCAAGAGCTCGTCCGCAAATCGGCACAGCTGGTGATGGGCGTGAGAGCGCAGATGGCGGCAGATGTTAGGGCCCAGATGGCAGCAATTATGAAATCTGTCGCCGTTCGCGGGTTCGATACGGTGAGATTGTGCGATATTCTTACCGATCATCCGGTGAGAGCCGCTGTCTCCATGTCGAGCGCCGACGGAGGTGAGTTCTCTCTATTCTCTTCATCCTGCGATGTCTTCAAGCACAGTGTCGCGGAATTTACGGGACAGCCCTATCTTCTGCAGGGCTCCCGTGGGACAATCTCAAAGGCCACACACTATTGTGAGACGCCCTTCTCTGCATCCAACAATGTCTTTGTTCTGTCGGCCACGGTTCCTGAGTTGGTGTCGCTGAAGTTCGTATATTACTTTCTTCGGCTCAATAATATCGCGGATCAAACGGCCACGACGTCGGTCATTCCGATGCTGACGAAGAAGATGTTCAGTGAAATCACGATGCCGATGCCGCCGGTTGCATTCCAGAAGGCAGTCTTGAGTCGCCTCGAGACGCTCCAGGTTCAACTCGATGCGGTGGAGTCGCTTCATCGCCAATCGGAGGACAATGCCCGCTTCATTCTGGAGGCCTATCTGCCGGCCTAGGTGTCGCCGCCCTCTAGAATTTCGAGGCCCTCCACTGTGGCCATCAGAAGCGAAAGAGCATGGGTCCGCCGATCGATGAAGGAGTCACCGGGCGCCTGCCGTGTTAGCCACTTCCAGCGCCATTCGAACTGGAGCGCGGGCACTTCGCTAGCAAAGCCTCCGATCAAAAAGCGCCGCCGCCACAGCCGTCCTTTTGTCGCTTTGGCACCGCCACCAATCTCTCCATTGTGCTGTCGCAGCCGCCGATTGGGATCTACTGTGGCGCCGACATAGGTTTTGGCTCCGTCGAGCGACTGCAACATATAGCAAAACCAGGGCTTCTGATCTGTATCCGTTTCTGTGTCTGACATACTCTTCTAAACTCCGCATACTCTTAGATGAGCAGTTTCTGTACGCGCTACGATGCCGTAGGCACTGTGTGGCCCGCTAGTAATTATCCCGGTTCGCTGTTTCCTTTGCAGAATCAGGGCCGGCAAGCGAAGGAGATGGATGCCTGGACCTTCTTTGAACTCGTAGAATCCACGGACGCGGCTACACGGGTCTATTGGAGTAATCAAGGCGGCTACCAAGCACCGGCCTATTCGGCTTTTCCTCAGACACCGACGCTGTGGTATCCGCTTAAAAGTCAATCAGACCTCCAGCGATATCGGAGGGGCCAACAGCTGCATGTGCAGGTATGTCCGGCGTTTGACTGGACGTCGCAGCGATCTCTGGGGATTCCTACGACGCCTTTGACGAATGTCTATCCGGCTCTTTTGTAAGCAAATATCATTGCTTGCAAATATGCCCTCGCGGGTGTGCCCTCACGGGTGTGCCCTCACGGGTGTGCCCTCGCGGGTGTGCCCTTTCGCGGAATCGAACCGCGGACCTTCTCTTACCGTCCGCTTACAAGAGAGACGCTCTACTCCTGAGCTAAAAGGGCTTCGACTTGAAATGTCGATATGATCCTACCGTGACTCGAACACGGGTTCTGGGATTCAAAGTCCCATGTACTAACCGACTGTACTATAGGACCGGTTACAAATTATCCTACTGTGACTCAAACACAGGTCCTGGGAATCCCATGTACTAACCGACTGTACTATAGGACCGGTTACCTGCTGCTTTGATCCTACCGTGAATCGAACACGGGCTTTGAGAGTCAGAATCTCATGTACTAACCAACTGTACTATAGGACCCCCCCCCAGAATCCAAATCTCTGCTAACAGACAGATGGACCCCTGGTTATTGTCGGGAATGATTTTGGTTGCGGTGACCGCAGTCCTGGCCATGCTCTTTCTCTTTTTCCGCCCCGCGCCACAATCTGTCTCTCCCGAAGAGGCCCGTGCTCTTATCCGAGATGGCTGGATCAGCCGGGTCATCGATGTCAGCGAAGCGCCAGAGGGTTCCTATAGCGATTCTGTGCATATGTTGGTCAAGGACCTAGTAACAGAGCTGCCCCGACTTGTACGTAATCACAGTCATTCTATCCTCTTTTACGACAACGAAGGCGGCGGGCGCGCGGCCTATGCCGGGCTGATTGCGCAAGACCTCGGCTACACGAATATTCGATTCCTTCGCTATGGTACCTTTAAAGATCTCGAAGAAAGACGCCTCATGTACTAGAGGATGCCCGCCAAGACTATGGCCATACCGGATACCTACACATTCATAATCGCCGCCGCCGCCGGACTTCTTGTTGGCGCCGTTCTGTCCTTCCTCTTCGGTCGCTACACGCTGCCCACGAAGATTCCAAGTGAATTCACGATCGGCGGAATTCCTACAGGCGTCATTCTAACAAACATGGTTCTCATTGTCATTGTGGCGGCCATCGTCTTTTTTGCGTATGCCAGCTTCGTCGTGCAGGACACAACCTTTCCAACTCAGCAGCCCTGGCTCTTTCTGATCGAAACGCTGGTGGTGGCCTTCGTGCCCGCCTCGGTGATCTATGTGATCCTCGATTTCCGCCACGACGGGCGCCTAGATCTCTCCACATTGAATTTTGAATTCCTCCTGCTGGCCGCCAAGTTCGGCATCTTCCATCTGCTCTTCCAGTTCAGCGGCCTCTACACCTATCTTGTACATGCATGAACCGCCGACTGCCAGACCAATGGCTTGTTGGCCCATGAATGAATCTGCGCCGCATCCGCCACGGTAAGCCCCGCCGGGAGCCCATAGGGCCGTGTCGTAAAGTCAAACGGGTCCGTGTCAGTCGTAGAGGCCAACATAAATCCCCATTCGCCCTGGAAGCTCGGCATCGACTGACTATAGAATCCCCCCGTGCGAAACCGAATGGCTTCGGAACCAAGAATCCGCTGGAATCCACCACCAATAGGCCCAAAGGGTCGCACGGGCCCGCAGTGCGTTACAATAAAGCCTCCCGGCACCATATGACCCCGCAGATCCCGCCAAAAAGTCTCCGAATAGAGATACCCCGTATCGCCATCCGGGTCCGGCAAATCCAAGATAATCGCGTCGTACTGGCCCAGAGCAGGCAGAGCATCCCGAATGTCGGCTGCCTGATACCGCACACGCGGATCCGCATAGACGCCCGGCGCCCAGCCTAAGTGTTCCTTACAGAGTGCGACCAACTCACCGTCAATGTCGATCCAATCTACATGTTCGGGTCCCCATTTGAGCACCTCTCTCACCGTGGCTCCCTCCCCACCTCCAACCACGAGCACCCGGATGGACGGATCGTGATGGTAACTGACCGCGGTGACCGCCGCCATCACGGGATGCACAAGCGTCTCATGATAGATGTGTTCGTCCGCCGCCGCCGACTGGAGTTCGCCGTCCAGAAAAAGAAGACGCCCGTACGTGGCCGAGTCGGCAATCACGATCGACTCACAGGGACCCGATCGTCCTTCATAAATACGACGCGTGACAGGATACGATGTCTGCGCATCCGATTCGGATACTTCGGTGATCATCTGCTGGTGTAGAGGAGCCCGGCTTTAACCCTTCTATACAGTAGAGGAATGATCCGTGTCAGCACATTTGAAGAACGCGTTCGAAAAGAGCCAGGCAAACCCGCGGTCGCCGTCATTCATCGGACGAATCTAGTAAATAACGAAGGAACTAACACTGTCACGGTTCTTGAAGGCAACAAAGTCATCTCAAAGCATTCCGAAAAAATCCGACGTCATACAGCACGCCGCATTCACAATCGCAAGTTCGTCAAGGGCCTCTATAAGGGCCTGCAGCGCCGCACCCGCCGCCACTTGAGATCCAAGTCCAAGGCTCATCTATTCTTATAGCTTTCTTCCCGACCAGAGAAATGGTCAAATTCGACGCGTTTAAAAAATCCTACGGTGGCCAGAACCCTTAAAAAATCAAACCACCCGTAAATAACCAAAACTAGGTCATGCCACAGCCCGGATCCTCCAGGATCCCCGGCAATTTAAAAAACGCGAACGGGCGCGTTCAAGGTTCAGAATAATGGCGCCGGCAAACGGGTTCGTACATTTCCGCACCGCCCACCGCCACCTGGGCGTCGCGTTTTTTAATTGATCGCGTAAAAATGGCCGCCGTACCGTCCCCACAGGCACGACAGAGCGCCGTCTTTTTCTCTATGCTATCAGCAAGCGATCCCAGTGTCAATATATCTCCAAAGGGCCGGCGGTCGGCATCAGAGTCGAGGCCGACAGCCACGACATGTTTATGGTGCCGATCGACCGCTGATCTCACAAATGGTATCAAGCATCCCACAAAGAACTGCGCCTCATCCACAACAATCGCCGCCGCCGCCGCAAACTCTGGCCACTCCAGCACTTCAAGAAGCCCCTCTACAGGCACTCCCCGTGCCGGAAGTGCAGCCCTGTCGTGATTCACAATAGCGCCCCCCTCAGAATAACGACGGTCAATGTCCGCTGTAAGGACTAACACACTTCGCCCTAGGCATTCATAGCGTCGCACCACGCTCTGAATTTCGCTGGTCTTACCAGCAAACATCGGACCGACTATTATACGGAGAGAACCCACAGATGCCATCGTACTCGGCCTAGTGGTGACTAACAGCCGCGTCACATTTGCCCGCCTAAATTCTACGGCCCTGTAAATGCCGGGCCCCCTTCTCGTCACCGGCGGCTGCGGCTTTATCGGCTCCAACTTCATCAACTACATGTTGGCGACCGATGCCTCGGCCGAGATCGTTAATATTGACTGTCTGAACTACTGCGCTTCTACCACAAATGTGACACCGTCGCCACGATATCGCTTCATTCAGGGCAATATCACCAGCAAGGATCTGATCAGCCATATTCTGAATGAATACAAGATCGACGCGATCGTCCATTTTGCCGCTCAGAGCCACGTCGATAATTCCTTCGATAATTCGCTGCAATATACGACGGACAATGTAGTCGGTACGCACACGCTGTTGCAGGCGGCCAAGGAGTACGGCCGGCTCTCCATGTTTCTACATTTTTCGACGGACGAAGTGTATGGCGAAGTCGATGCCGACCACCCAGGCTGCTGCGAGAAATCTCTGCTGAATCCGACGAATCCCTATGCCGCCACCAAGGCCGCCGCCGAATTCATCGCCCGCTCGTACTACCACAGCTTCAAGCTGCCCGTGGTCATTGTCCGCTGCAACAATGTGTATGGTCCGAATCAGTATCCAGAGAAACTGATTCCGAAGTTTATAAAACTCTTAAAAGAAGGCCGACAGCTGACGATCCACGGCCGTGGCGAGACTCGTCGCAACTTCATCTGGGCGGCGGACGTGGCGGCAGCCACTCAGATCGTGTTGGAACGCGGCGAAGTCAATCAGATCTACAATATCGGCACGGATTGCGAACACTCAGTCATGGACGTGGCGACGCTGTTAGTAGAACATATGACAGCCGACAGGAATCTGTCAGCCCATGTAACCTACGTCGAGGACCGCCCCTTCAATGATTTCCGCTATGCCATTGATTCCTCACGACTGCGTGCTCTGGGCTGGGTCGAAGAGCACATGGATTTTACGGCCAATCTACTGAGTCTTATCGAGACGAGCCGTCAAGCATCGTAGGATCGATGTCTTGAGATCGGGCAGCGGCAGGCCCTCGGCCGCACAGAAGGCCTCCAGTTTGGCCGTGGTCATCTCATTGTTGGATCGATGCGATGCAATGAACTTCATCTGTTCGTCATAACTGACATCGTTCCACGTATGCGTCGGCGCCAACAGATTACAGTACTGCTCCAAGATCCACCGGTGCTCAGCGACACCTGGGTTGCAGAGATTATAGGTTCCTGCAGTGCGACGCTCAATCATGCGATCCAGAATCGGCCACATGTCCTCCAGCACCGTCATGGAGTTCGGCACAGAGCAGATGTTAGGATACGAAACCAGCTTATCGATCAGATTCCGGCCACTGACGAGCCGCGAAATCGGCATCCGAATGCGAAGATGCAGGGTTCGCGAAAACCGCTTCATCTCCTCATTAGTAAAGCCCTTCATGATCGAATAGGACGAGCCGAAGAAATTAGGCCGATCCTCCTCGGAAAACAGCCGTTGGTCGGCCGTGTAAGTGTAGATACAGCCCGTGCCCAGATAGACAAACTGAATCTTTCGAGACTCGCAGATTTCTGCCAGATGGACGGGCGCCAAGTAGTTGTCGCGCATATTCTCATAGAGCCGCCCCGGTTTCTCGAGATAGTCGATCGTGGGCGATCCGGGACCGTGGGTGCGCCCCAAAAAGGAGCACACGGCGTCGGGCGCCACCGTATCGACTTCGGCCGCCGCCGCCTCATACTCCTCAGGCCTTGTGTTCGCGATCACAACCGTGTGCTTCGTGTTGGCTAGAAACTGCTGGCCGATCCATCCAGCGGCACCAAAGACAAGGACGCGCATTTTAGTCATTCAATCGAGTTTAATTAAAAAAGGGTGCCGCTGCGACTATGAGGGCACGGTCTAAAGCCCTCTGCAAATTACACCAAAGTTGATGGTCGCGGCCACCACGGTTTAAAAACATTAAATCATATCAGGTATGCCAAATCTTTCTCACAGTTCAGAGACCGAGTCGATTGTGGGCATCCAGTTCGGAGTGTTCGGGCCTGATGAGATCGTACGGCGATCCGTCGTGGAGGTCACTAGCCACAGCACACAGGAAGGGAAGATCGGGGGGCTCGCAGATCCGCGCATGGGCGTACTAGAGAACGGCAAGCTGTGCCGTTCCTGTGGTCTCAACAATCACGGCTGCCCGGGCCACTTTGGTCACCATCGCCTCGTCCGACCCATTTACTACGCGCAATTCTTTAAAATGATTCTCAAGATTCTCCGCTGCTGCTGCATCAAGTGCGGCAAGATCCTCATCAATAAGCAGACCGCCAAGGGACTGAAGCGGGCCAAGGGCGAAAACCGCTGGAAGATGGTGCTCGTGGCCTGTCAGGAGGTGACCCGCTGCGGCGAGCAGACGGAGGACGGCTGCGGCGCCCGCCAGCCCCATCGGTATCACGAGGAGGATATGTTTCGCATCGTCGCCGAATTCAAGGGACTCGGACCCGAAGGCGACGGCGGGGCCGCCACGAATCTCCGCAAGTTTCTTGAGCCCGAGTACGTGCATCGACTCCTGCGCCGTATCAGCGATGAAGACGTGGATTTCATGGGGTTCAATCGGCTCTGGTGTCGGCCCGATTGGATGATGTGCACGGTCCTCACGATTCCGCCGCCGCAGGTGCGTCCCTCCGTGCTCCAGGACAACAATCAGAGGTCGGAGGATGATCTAACACAGAAGCTCATCGATATCATCAAGACCAATGAGACGCTGGGGGACAAGATCACCAAGGGTGCCAAGAAGCGGGCGATCGATGACTGGACGCTGCTGTTGCAGTATCACATCGCGACCTATGTCGATAACGATATTCCGGGGGTGGCGCAGTCGGCCCAGCGATCCGGTCGCCCCCTCAAGTCGCTCCAGCAGCGTCTCGGCACGAAGGAGGGGCGCATCCGCAACAATCTCCAGGGCAAGCGTGTGGAGTTCTCGGCACGTTCAGTCATTACGCCGGATCCCAACATCTCGGTCCAGGAGCTCGGTGTGCCGCTTAAGGTGGCGATGAATCTGACCTTTCCTGAGCGCGTGACGGCCTACAACATTGACCGTCTGTATTCGCTGGTGCAGAATGGCCCAGACAAGTATCCAGGTGCCAAGTCGGTGCAAAGAGCTGGTACCGGCTCGTCGGAAGGCGGCCGCATGATCAGTCTCAAGCACGTGAATACCAAGACGATCCAGCTGTACGAGGGCGACGTCGTGAATCGCCACCTCATGGATGGCGATGCGGTGCTCTTCAACCGTCAGCCGTCACTGCACCGCATGTCGATGATGTGTCACTTGGTGCGGGTCCTGCCCTATTCAACATTCCGACTGAATGTGTCGGTCACGAAGCCGTATAACGCTGATTAACAAAGAAGCAAAGTTGATGCGTTGCCACCGGATAAATCTGTATTATAATAGTAGGAATGAGCATGATCGGCAGTGTGTATAAACTGTCATGTGTGCCAACGGGCCTCAGCTACGTGGGTCAGACACGCGATACCAAGATGAAGGCGGGGAAGCCCTACGCCTATGGTGTCACAGGTCGCTGGAATGACCATGTCAGTTGCAAGAGTTCAACGCTCCTGGGTCTGGCCCTCCAGACTCACGGACCCGGTGCCTTCAAGGTGGAGACTTTGGAGGCGGGGATTCCAGAGGAGCGACTGGATGAACGCGAGGCACACTGGATAGCAGCACTCAATACGCTGACACCGAATGGGTATAATAAGATGCGCCACGGGCGCTGTCGCCACCGCGATGCTTCGAGTCTGTCTGAGTTCTATGCGCCCCGTACAACGGGCGTGCGACTTATACAGATCAAGCGATTGGGCGAGCCCCATCTTATTTATGCCTATTTGCGACAGACCTCCGGCGAGGAGGTTCGTCTAGTGTTCGGACAGGGCGAAGGTAGCACGTATGCGACGGCGATCGCAGATGCCACCCACTTCCTGACAGCGTTTGAGTCTGTTCCAATTGAGGCGGATCCCCGCATTCTTAGCACGACCGCAACCGAGTACGATACCAAGTTGGCGCGGTTCGATGACGTAACAGTTGATCGAATCCGTGTCGCGAAGTTCAATACTCTGGCAGCGGTTTATGTTGATAAAGCGCGAATCTGCTTCGGTGGAAAGACCAGCACATATGAACAGGCAGTACAAAAGGCCTTGGCGTTTGCTCACGCCCTATTACAGAAACATCCGGAAGCAACTGTCATCGACGATGCGTCGAAGTCAGCAACAGGTGGCTGCCTGTGAGGTTGTGGAAACACCTCATGGGGAAAACAGTGTAAGTTCCGCCGCATGGTACCCGTCTCATCCGGGCATCAGCGATATAACCATCTAGTCTCGGAGCGCGTGCGCTCCTTGGCAAGACCGTCAAATTCAGGGAAACCCCTAAAACCAACAGGTACTGAGACCCGCGGAGAAAGACCGCAATGGGTATGTGAGATGTCACTGCAGTAACAACCCTGGTGGATTCGAGTCGCGATGATCTGGCAAATCATCGAGGCAAGAAATGGGCAATCCTGAGCCAAGCTTCTGTAGAGAGAAGAAGGTGCAACGACTTGACGTCGGTCGATTGGTCCTAGTGAGGCCAGTTTAAGGTAAAGTCTATTCCTGAGGGAAACTTCAGGTTACGTCATGAGTGTGACGTAAGTTCGACGGAGATGAGATGAACATGCATGTGCCGCAGTCCGTAGAGGCTGCCACGGAGCTGCGCGAGATCGCCGCAGTTCCCAACCAAATGATCAGCCCGCGCCTCTCGAAGCCGCTGATTTCAATTGTACAAGACACGCTGGTGGGCGCCAATCGCCTCACACGGCCCACCGAATTCTTCACACTGCGTGAATACATGAATCTCCTAGTGCATAGCAAGCGCTGGGACGGCAAGATCCCACCCCCCGCACGCCCTGCATCAGGCGACAATCCCGTACCCCTGTGGTCCGGTCAGCAGGTCGTGTCGGCGCTGCTACCTGCCATCTACGTTGCCTGTGGCAACAAGGTCTGGGACAAGACGGACAAGAAGAACAAGAGTGATCAGAATTACGTCATCATCAATAATGGCACGATCACGCAGGGCATTCTGGACGGCGACATCTTTGAAAAGGCCATCATCCACATTCTCTACAACGACTTCAGCCCCGAAGCCACGGTGGATTTCATCGACTCCCTGCAGGCCGTCGTGGCGGCTTATCTGCAGAACAACGGCTTCTCCGTGGGTCTGAGCGATCTGATGGCCGATTCCGAGACGCTTGCCACGATCGCCACCGACATGAACAAGCTCAAGAAGCAGATCGAAGCCATGCAGCTCCAACTGCACACGGGTCTGTTTGATAATTCATCGGGCCGCTCCAACCAGGAGGAGTTCGAGGGCAAGGTCTTCATGACGCTCGACAAGGCCATCGGGGATGCGGGCAAGACGGGCCTCAAGTCGCTAGCCGCGAACAACCGCATGGTGAATATGGTCAAGTGCGGCTCCAAGGGTGCGGACCTCAACATCGCCCAGATGATTGCACTGCTCGGCCAGCAGTCGATCGAGGGCAAGCGCATCGCCTACGGCTTCCAGGATCGCACGCTTCCCCACTTTAAGCGCTACGATGACGGAGCCGAGGCCCGCGGCTTCATCGAGTCCTCCTTCGTCAAGGGACTGACACCGGCCGAATTCTTCTTCCACGCCATGACGGGCCGCGAGGGTCTGATTGATACGGCCGTCAAGACGGCCGATTCCGGCTACCTACAGCGCCAGCTCGTCAAGACCATGGAGGATCTCATGACCTATCACGATGGCACTGTCCGCGATACGGGCGGCCTCATTGTGCAGTTTGCGTACGGCGAAGACGGCACGAGCGCCACCAAGATCGAGAATCAGCCCATCGATCTGGCCAAAATGTCGGCCACGGAGATCCGCGCGCGCTTCAGCATCGACGACGTCGCCGCCGAAAAGAGCCAGGCCCATCTAAATCAGATCTTCAGTGACCGCGACATGCTCGTGCAGAATGTATGGGGGAACAAGGTCAATACCACGGTGCAATCCGCCGTGCATCTCGGTCGCATGATCGCGGACGCAGTCGTCCAGATGGGTCTGGCACCTAAGACAGGTGCGCCGGTCACAGGTGTGCATGTGCTCGACACAATCGATGCCATCCGCTACCGTACGAGTCCCAATAATCGCCTCTGGGCCGCCCTCCTCCGCTTCCACTTGAATCCCCGCGATCTCGTGGCCAAGGGCTTTACGCGCTCGGCCTTCGACTGGCTGGCCGAGCAGATTGTCGTCAAACATATGAAATCCTGGGCCGCGCCAGGAGAGATGTCGGGAATCATCGCCGCACAGTCGTTGGGCGAGCCAACCACTCAGATGTCCGTCACAAAAGAGACCTGGGTCTCGGTCCGGAACACTAAAAATACGTCACTAACTTTTACCGGCCAGGTGGGGGTATTCATCAACAATTTAATGACCCAATATTCGGCGGACCTGAAGACGGTTCCCGGCACAACCGATAGTAAAGTCCTCGATTTGCCACCGGAGTGGGCGATCATGGGTGTCAGCAATGAGGAAAAGACCAGCTGGAAGACCATTTCGCAGGTCAGTCGCCACCCGGCGAATGGTGGGCTCGTCCGCGTGACCACCAAGTCGGGTCGCCAGACGACGGCCACGCTGAGCCACTCCTTCTTGAAGCGCACTACGAATGGCATTGCCGAAATCAAGGGATCCGACCTCAAGGTGGGTCAGCGCATTCCTGTCGCAGTCCGTGTGCCCGAGAGCCCCGAGGCTCTCACCGTCTTCCGCGATTTCTTCCTGACGAAGGACTTTGGCTGGCTGGTGGGCATTTATCTGGCCGATGGATCTCTGATTGGCAACACGGTCAAGATCACCAAGATCCACCCTATGGTCGAGGAGCGCATTCGTGCTCTGGCTGCCCTCTACGACTGGCCTATCACCGTGCGCCATTACAAGGGCTCCTACGGTCCTTCTAAGGAGACGAACATCAAGTCCGCCGCACTCAGAGCAGCGCTGCTGGAGCTCTGCGGCACGGGCTCCTTCGACAAGTTCATCGGCCCCGCGATCCACCACGCCAACAAGGAGTTCATCGCCGGCGTGCTGTCGGGCTACTTTGACGGCGACGGCAATGTCAATGTCACGCGTCAGCAGATCCGCGTGGGCAGCCGCTCATCTGCATTGATCCGCGGCGTAGCTCGCCTGTTGCCCGTCTGCGGCGTCTTTGCCACGATCTGCGAAGAGACCTCTGTCCGGATCCCCGGTGCCGTCATGCACACGCTCAACATCATCCGCAAGCATGCCGAACGCTTCCAGAAGGAGATCGGCCTGAACCTGCCTGAAAAGGCGGCAGCACTGGCTCAGATTGTAGCCTACAATGCGCGCCCCGATGTCCATAGCCTGAAGGAGGACCTCGACATGATTCCGGAGCTGGGCGACGTCATCGCCGAGACGGGCCGCCTTCTCAAGATGCCCGGCCAGAGCCGCACCTACGGCCGCTATGGATCCGACAGACCAACGCCCAAGACGGCGATCGGTCGCCGCACGCTGGACGCCTTTACCAAGGACTTCTGTGACATGATGGCGATCCACGTGGATCCCGCCGTGGAGCTGCAGGTGAAGCGCAACCTGGCGATCCTCGAATCGGCCCGCCAGAGCGATCTGCTCTGGGACGAAATCACGGCCCTCGAGATCCTGGCGGACCCCCACGAGCTCGTGTATGACTTCACGGTGCCGGGCAACGAAAGCTTCATGGTGGATGATTCGATCTTTGTGCATAATACGCTCAATACCTTCCACTTGTCGGGTGTCGCCGCCAAGTCTGGCATGACCCGCGGTGTGCCGCGCCTGAAGGAGCTGCTCAAGGTGACACAGAATCCCAAGGCCACGTCACTCACGATCTTTCTGCGACAGGATCTGCGCAAGTCGAAGGAGGAGGCCCGCCGCCTCGCCCAGGAGCTCGAATTCACGATGCTCAAGGACCTCGTAACGGTGAGCCGCATTTACTACGATCCCCGCGACGCCGCCACGCTGGTGACAGAGGACACGGAGTGGCTCAACTTCTTCTCGGCCTTTGAGGAGAGTACGGCCGCCGCGGGAGAGACGAGCCCCTGGATTATCCGCCTGGAGCTCGACCGCGAAAAGATGTTTAATAAGAACATTACGATGGACGACATTGGCTTCGTGCTGCGCAAGGCGATGCCCATCGAACTCACTTACACGGACCACAATTCGACACAGATGATCTTCCGCATCCGTCTGCAGCTCACACAGAAGACGGGCACGCCGCCGCTGGACGACCTCACGACGATCAAGAAGGCCCAGAATGTGCTGCTCACACAGACGCTGGTGCGCGGCCTCCCTGGCCTGCGATCCGTGAGCTTCCGCAAGCTCGAAGACGGCGACGCGATCTTTGAGAAGAATCCGGCGAACGACGACAAGTACGAGGCGGTCGATCAGTTCGTGTTGGACACCTTCGGTACGAACTTCCTGGATGTGCTTGTGCATCCGAACGTCGATGGCACGCGCCTTCTGAGCAATCACATCCACGACATCAACGAGAACCTGGGCATTGAGGCAGCGCGCCAGGTGCTGTTCCGTGAGATCTTCAGTCTCTTTGAATCGGCCGCGCCGGTCAATTACCGCCACGTCGCGATCCTGTGCGACGCCCTCACGAACCGCGGCCGACTCATGCCCGCCGATCGCATCGGCGTGAATAAGAAGACCAAGACGGGCCCGCTGGCGAAGGCGTCCTTTGAGCAGACGGAGGACATCATGTTGCGCGCAGCGATCTTCGGTGAGTTGGACCCGGTTACGTCGGTGTCGGCCAACATCATGACGGGCCAGCCGATTCGGGGCGGCACGAGCTTCACGCAGATTCTGTTGGACGAGGCGGCGCTCCAGGAGTTCATCACATCGGCCCCGGCGGCCAAGAAGGTGTTGGAACGCGCCCCGTCGCTCGTGCAGCAGCAGATTGATGAGCTGTTGGAAACCAAGGAGGCGCCCGGCTGCCGTACCACGGACTTGAGGATACCGGCCGCGCTGCCCCCGATGGACCCCCATATCCAGGCGGGCGCGGTTGATCTGCCGGACTTGGATGTGATTGAGATAGAAGAATAACGGTGGATTAAGTAGAATGCAAGAACCTGTAGTTACACCAGGACCAGGACCCGAGGAACAGAAGGAGCGGACATGGTCGTCTTATTTTGGGTTTGGCGGCTCTAGGAAGAACCGCAAGGCTAGGAAGAGCCGATCCCGGTCTAGGTATTTTGGTGTGGGGGGTTCTAATGAAGAAATGAAACAAACGGTGCCAGTTGGTATGACCCAACAAGAACAATATGATGATGCAGTTACAACATACAAATCATTTTTGGGGAAACCTGAATTAAATGATACAGAAGGAAGATTAAAAGATAGCGCGTATGCTACTGCTATTGATATTGGTCAGAACCAATTGAAAAAAGATATCTCAACAATTTTAACTGATTTGGGTGTGCCTCCAGCAAAAGGCGGCTACCGTCGTAATCGCAAGACGCGAGGCCGTAAGGCCAGGAAGAGCCGTGGTCGGAAGTCCAGAAGCCAAAAGTCCCGGCGCGGTTAAAACTGCGCTGTTAGTAGAAATGAGTGCAACACCCGTCCAGTTAGCCCTGAAGCCAACTGGTGATAGGATTACCTTTCTTCAAACGGGTACCGCAAATCTTCCTCTACCTGCAGACTTTTTAAACGTTGAAGCGTCGTTTCAAGCACATCTTGATAAACTTCCACCTTTAACTGATGAACAAAAGAGCGCTGTTACTGCCGCAATTAACAAAGCTGCAATAGCTGAAGCCAATGGAACAGATCCTGCAACTATGATGGGCGGCTACCGCAAGCGTCGTGGTTCCCGCAGGGGTCGTAAGGCTAGGAAGAGTCGATCCCGTAAGAGCCGCAAGAGTCGTAAGAGTCGCCGCAACTGAGGCAGGTCTAAACGCAAAACGTCGCTACCCTAGTATGGAGAACACAGTACATTGGCTAGAACCCATAGGCGAACAGCCCACGAGTCCTACCCAAGACATCAAGCTAGCCACCGGTCACCCGACAAACATTCTGCATACGCCTCTGCACGATCGGCTCCTTACACTGAAAAACGAAATCGATCGCGTGGCGCCCGTCGGCACCTGGGACGACGCCAAAAAGATCACCAATCCCTACGAATATATCTTTCTGTCGCTCCAGCGCCGCATGCCCTGGTCGATCGCCGCTCTCCAGCCGCTCAGCCGGTCGTACTTCAAGATGATCGAACTCTGGGATCTTCTGGGCCTGACCGCCCGATCCACCGCCCACTCCGCCGAAGGCCCCGGCGGCTTCCTCGAGGCAATTCAGGATCGATGTTCGGCCGAGTCAGCAACAGCAGGCAGACGCTTACCAATGGTCGCGATGACCCTCAAATCAACCGAGCGGACTGTCCCCGGCTGGCGCAAATCCCAGAATTTCTTACACAGCCATCCCGAAGTCCTGATCACCTACGGCGCCGACGGGACCGGCAACCTCTACAGCCTCGCGAACCAGGCCGCCTTTACTGCGGCAGCAGCTGCCACGTTGATAGAAGGCAAGGCCGATGTCTATACGGCCGACGGTGGCTTCGACTTCAGCGCCGACTTCAACGGCCAGGAAACCACTGTCCAGCGCCTCCTGATTGCCGAGGCCCTGGCCGGCTTGACGACACTTAGAAGTGGTGGAACCATGATCCTCAAGCTGTTCGATATGAAGAACAAGGCCACTCTGGACTTCATCTGGATTCTCTCCTCCTGTTTTGCCCGTACAGGTCTCGTCAAGCCCCGCACCAGCCGCCCCGCGAACTCCGAGCGCTACTGGATCGGCTCGGGGTTTCGTGGCTCCACGCCCGCCTGGATTCTCGACCTCTTCCGCACGCTGACCGCGACCGATGCACCGGCCGGCTGGGACCATCTGATCTCTTCGGCGGCCTTCGACTATTCTGCCGCCTGGATCACCGGCATCCAGGCCTTTCAGGAGCAGATCGAGCTCCATCAATTCAATAAGATTCAAATGACATTGAACCTTATCAAAGCGCCTACCCGCGACCTCATCAGAGATCTGCTAGTAGAAAATATCCGGAACAGTCGGTCCTGGTGCGCCACACATCGCATCCCCCTCAATGGTCGCTACGCGGGCCTCACGGACGACCAGGTGGCTTCACTGAATCTGGAAGAGGCACTGGTTCCATTCCAAGCTTCGGTCGCACGAACGAATTTACCAGGATCGTTCCGACCGTTACCGACGCATCATGCGTCGTCCGGGCCCCCCGTTCTACGGACTCCAACTGGGCTAGCATGGCGTACAGCATTGCCGGCGAGTGTCTTGGGTCGAGCACCATCGCAAACAGCCGGGGGTACTCCTCCTTCTGGGCCGCCAGCTCTACCTCAATCTCCTCCTTCGACAGACCACGGGCCTGCGCCGCCTTGACCGCCTCGACCATGGCCCGGGCTCCCACGGACCGCTTGGACTCGCGGATCTCGGCATCCATCTTGCGGGCCTCTTCGGGGTTCGCCATTTCGCGCGCCAGCTTCTCCTTGATCGTATCGGGCTTGAGGGTCGTCATTCTATCAAGCTACCGGCCAAATTCTTTATGTGCGAGAACGCAGAGAGATGTCACAAGACGCAGAATGGGCCGCGACACAGCAAAAGAATACGCACAGCATTGTGGCGAATCATAAGCCGGCTGTCAAAAAGAACAAGATACCGACAGATGGCCGATGCTCCGCGGGTGATCAGGAGTGTCATGATCGGACTCCGCCTTTTCCTGAGGGAACCGGACCAGAGGGAACCGGACCAGAGGGAACTACCGGCGAGCACTTCGCGAATTACGCCTCTGCCTCTTTATCACCTTACGTAGTCGTCGTTGCGTCCGCCGCCGTCCTTTATGCGTGTGTCTGTATCTGGAACCGCCGCTCTTAGTTACTCTTCGGTAACTACCGCCCGCTTGAATGACACCCGCCGGTCCCCCTCTTTCAAGCGCCTCCTTCATGTCCGCCAGCGAATCATAGCGAGCCCCCGGCACATACACAGGGCCCTTGGGCTCATAGCCGCCCGCTTGTGTCAGACCCGGTGCCGTTCCATCAAAAAGTTCCACAATACGCGACGCCGGTGTAAATCCCTCTTCGGTCATCTCTCTAGTACAAGTCGCACTTTTTTGCCACAGGCGATGGCCCAGGATCGCAGCCGCTGCAGATTATCTTCCATCTTATGTACTGTCTTAATCTTGAGGCCATTCATGACCTCACGAATACGACTATCCCGCTTGCCTTCGCGGAATCGCACCTCGATCGTGTTGGTATCGGCAATTTCTCTTTCTATATCTTCCAGAGTCTGCGAACCAGACCAGACAATCGGCGTCTCGGTCTGAAGGTCCCAGCGCTCCCGTACATCAGCCGGAATCAATTCCTCCAGCGTGGCCGGCCGACGCACGTGGGCCGCCACGTCGCAACTGGCCGCCAGATGGCCATAACAGGAGCACTGTGAGCACCAGAGAGAGGCACGAACAACGCACGGCTCTTCACCGTGGTCCCTCGTAATACCAAGCATTTTCCAACAAATAGAGCACGTCATCTTGGCTAGCACCAGCAGCAGCGTAGCGGCATCAACTTTTTAGGGCGCAAATATGACGTCTCCTCTGTTCCCCAGAGGAGCCAAGCAGATGAATCACACCACCTGGGCCCTAGAGGAGCAGGCCACGCAGGATCTGGGTATGCTGATCCGCTATATACTGATGTTCTTGGCTCTGTTAGCATTCGACCGACACCTCAGACGAGGCCAGCAACAAAACCAACAAAATTGACGGCTTCGGCTGGCACCCAAGCCGTCAAGTACATGGACCGCACATTTTACAAACTCAACATTCAGGGCATCGTCTATCTGGTGGAGCCGGCGTCCTCCAAGGCCTACACCTATGATCTGACGGATCCCACAGAGATCGGCACTGTCAGCTGGTCGGATGCGAAGCAGGAGCCGACCCTGACATTGCTTCCTGCCTGGGCCGCCATCTTGGCCGCCAAAGTTGAAAAAACGGCTTCGGCTGCAACCCCCGCCGCAAATGCAACAGCCTAGAGTCAAAGACAAAGAGGTCTGGCTTCTTGTAGTCCTCGAACATCGCCGCCAACTCTTGGAGCGCCTTATTGCCGCCTTTCCCGAAGTGCTCACGACCAAGCGATCTGCCGTGGAGAGTTATCGCAATCGGCTCAACAGCCAAACGCCTGCAAATTCGTGATGATCACAGTTTGCGCCGGCCCGGGACCATTTGTAGAACCCGCTAGCAGCTGCCCCGTGCGATACGCCAGCAGAGCCGAACTGGACCGGAAATTCTTTTTGTCCGCCGTGACCGCCTGCGTATAGGTGAGCGCCGATGTCAGAATACCGAGTCGCTGGGTATGCGTAATCTGACTATAGCTCGTGGGCAGAACGGAGGATCGCGCTGATCTGCACACGGCCGACATCTCTACTGGCGCAGCCCTAAAAAAGGTGATATGCCGACCCCCCGCGCCGACCAGTAGTAGAGACTAACAGAAGACTGTTAGATCACAAGATGAAAGCCGCCGGAGCAACAAGTATTGGAGGAAGCAAGAATCGCGAGAACCAGGATGTGTTCTTCATCAAGGATCGGATGGTGGGTGTCTTTGACGGACACGGGCGTAATGGGCTAGCAGCCGCGACCGCTGCAGCCACCTTCTTTGCTGCTTCTGCTGCTCCTGCTGTCACCTTCGCAGAGGCCGATGCAGCCGTCTGCGCGGTCCTTCCACGCTGGGAAGGCGGTATCGTGGGCGGCACCACCGCCACCGTCATCCAGATCGCAGAGGACGGAGCGATCACAGTGGCGCACGTCGGCGACTCGGAGGTCTGGGCCTTTGACTCTGCAGAGGCAGAAGGCCGACAGCTCACGGCCGATCACAGCCCCACCAGTCTGGATGAGTATAAGCGCGTCCGAGCCACCGTCGCCACGCCCACGGAATTCCGGTTTGTGCCCGCTGACCCACGGTCTCGAGGCCGGCCGGTGTTTGTCAGCGAAGACGGCGTCTTTAAGCCAAATCCCGAAGGCGGCCACTTCCATTGTGATGTGCGCGGATCCTGGGCGGCCAACATCTGCGGCCACGGCGTCAATCTGGCACTGACACGGGCTCTGGGTGACGTCGAACTCAAGCCCTACGGTCTCTCTGCCGTTCCCTCCATCATCGTCGAACCCGCCGCAGCAGGAAAGGTCATTGTGGTCGCCTCCGACGGCCTCTGGGATATTCTGACACCGGCCGAGGTGCAGGCGATCGTGATTCGGCCGGACCGCGATCCAGTGGCCGCTGCCGCCGCCCTCATGGCTGCCGCTGAGGCTGCCGGCTCCCGTCTGTTCGGCACCGATTACGACAACATCACGCTTGTTGTCATCTATGTGTAACCAAAAAGAAGCTGCTTTTGGCTATGCGATAACAGCGAGCCTCGGCGACCTCCGGAGTACAGGCGCCGGTGTCAGCAGTCCATGGATCACGGGATCGGCGCGTCCATCTCTCTCATACAATAACAGCGCCGTCCAGCCGTCCTTATCCTCACGCCTGACATCGGCTCCCGCGGCCAGTAGAAGTCGTAACGCCGCCACCATAACAGAATCAGAGCAGCCCGACTGTGCAACCTCCATGAGCGGTGTCAGACCAGATCTTGGCGACGTAAAGTTGGGATCGGCCCCGTCGGCCAGAAGCCGGGTCAGACAGGAGATTGACACGTAGCAGCAGCAGCCCAGCAGCGCAAAGCCCAGAGAACCGTCGCTGCGATCTACTGTGAGTTCAGCCAGAGGCGTCAGCGAGGCTCCGTTTTCCAACAACAGAGTGGCCGCCTCTTCCGACGAGTACATGACCGCGTAGCACAGAGCCGTATGATTTTCCAGGTCGAGATCCTCCAGTTCAGTACCGGCCTCGAGAAGAATCTGAATTTCGTCGCATTCATTGTTCCGTGCCGCGACCATGAGCGCTGTCATGCCGTATTCTTCCTCTAGGGTCGCCATGATGTCCTCTATGGATGAGGACGATGCCCTGCTCAGTGTCTCGTATTCGCCCGTAGGAGTCCGGCAGTAGGGACATCCCTCTCCCGTCTGCAGCCACGTCGCCACACACTTGAGATGGAACTCATGCTTGCACCCAAGAATGGTGCGCCCCGTATCCGCCGTAATTGTATCGAAGCAGATTGAACAGTCCATTCTGATGTCTTAAGGTCTTTCTTAAGTTACTGGCGGGCTGCACATCAGCCCACCCCATCAATTTTGCTGCATCATCGTCACCGTCACCCTGTCCAGCAGGAGGCCGGAAGAAACCATCAGCATGAATGGGTGCGGCGAGCTCCGGACAGCTCCAGCATCGGTGATCATGCTGGCCACAGTGGCAACAGGCCTGTGCGTTCTGCATTTTACCTCGGATGAATCACAGGCCGAACCAGTCACATTTAGGCCGCCCTAAGTAGAATGTCGTGTCCCAACTTCGGATGCCAATTTGTCCGTCTCGTGAATCGGAGTGCTGACCGATCTCAATCGAGTCGCATAGATCGTCTCAAGAATAAGGCCAATGCGGCGTTCTATTCATCGGAGGGCATCGCGGGTTTCACAATCTCTAGAACGTCCTCTGTAGTACTGTCAATCCATAGCGGCCAGCGCGATATCACAACCCGCGATCATTACGCGAATGAAACCGTGACGGACCCCGGCTGCTGCGGTTCCGCCGGACAGGCGCAGCCAGGACTCTTGTTAGAAAGTCCGCAAGCACCGCCGACAAATGTTATCGCGGTCCCAGGCGCCGACGCAGGTACGATCGATGTTAGCTGGACGGGTGACGATTCGGCCTATCTTGTAAGTGCAGGCGGCCAATTTGTGATTGGCTCTTCACCTGTAACACTGTTGGACCTGGTCGCAGGCACCTATACGATTACGGTTACAGCGGGTAGCCAGACTGCAACAACTACTCTGACAATCTAAATCGCCGCCCTTACCAGATGCCAGGACCCGCCGATCGCTCAACGACAGAACGTATCCGGCAACTGAAGTGCCGCCTTCTCTCTTCATCGATCTCCAAGGGCATCGCGCCTACGAATGATGCCAACACGTGGCTCAGCATCAAGGTGGGACGCGAAGGCCGTGTGCTCCAGCTGCCAGGCAACGGAGCGACTGTGGATATCGCGCCGTGCTGCTCCTGTGGGCCTTTGTGTGATAGTATTTCAGATTATGCTGGATTTCCATGGACCTATTCAGGTCCTTCTGACATTACAGCCTTTGAGGATTTTATAAATTCAGGTATCGTTGGGTCAGTAACAATTCCGCTCCCGCCAGACGGTTATCCGAATGACTATTTTATTGCTGTGGGGTATCCAAATTATTGTAGTCTTAGCAATGCGGCTACGAATGCGGTTGCCACTTTATATGACTCTATTGGAGATCCAGTTCCTATAACCCAGTATTTCCTTGGTTCTTTTGCTACAATAGCCGACGACCCCGAAGCGCCTACTGTTATCGGCTATTCTATTATATATCCAAATGACCTTTTTGCTATAGATCTATTTGTAACCCCAGTTGAAAGTACATTAACTAACGCCTGCAGTTCTCTAACAGAGACAACTGTACTGGGTTGCTTCCTTCGAGGCACACCTGTGGCGCTCGCCAACGGACAGACAAAGCCCATTGAAGAGGTGGCGGTGGGCGATCTGGTGATCGGCGCGTTTGGCGAAGTCAATCCGGTGTTGGCACTGCATCGTCCGCTTCTAGGTGCTGGCAAGATGTGTCGCATTAATGACGAACACTCGACCACGACGCATCATCCGCACGTGTCGGCTGATCGCAAGTTCTATTGTGTCAATCCGACGGCTCTTGCGACGGCGACCTATGGCCAGAAGCACACCGTCATCAAGGCGGACGGTTCTACGGAGAAGCGTGTCATGACGGGCGTGCGCCCGGATCGCAATCTTACGCTTACAGAGGGCATCGAACTCCAGACACTAACGGGTCCGAAGACGGTCACGAAGATTGAGCCGGTTGCCCTGTCGCCTTTTACGCAGGTCTATCACTTGGTCATCGGCGGCAGCCACACTTATACGGTGGATGGCTATGCGGTCGTGGGTTGGGCGACGGAGACTGACTTTGATTACGATACTTGGACGCCAAAAGCGAACAAGTAGAATACGACCAGAAGGGAGTACGATACTTGGATGCCGAAGGCTTAGCAGAGTTGTCTTCAAATATTTCTATCTAATGAGTTATCAACTCTTCAGATAGAAAAAACAAACAAGATCGCTCAAGATCGCTCATCCCCTACAATGACCCCCGCCTTCATGGTCACGATCCGGTCCGCGAACTTGAGCAAGTACGGATCATGCGTAATCATGACAATCGTCTTGCCCACCATCACGGTCTCCAACAAATAGTGAATAATCTGCTTCGTCTGATCATCCACCGCCGCCGTCGGCTCGTCCATAATGATGATTTCCGGATTAATCAAGATCGCCTTGAGCACCCACACGATCTGCCGCTGACCCCCCGACAGCTTCGAGCCATGCACGCCCACAGAGGTATTGAGCCCCTGATCCAATGAATCCAGAAAGACGTTGAGATCAAGATCACGCATGAGTGCTTCGACGCCCGCCTGGTCCGGCGGATTTGGCACGCCATACACGATATTCTCATAGATGCTCCGATTCAGCAACACTGGCGTCTGCGGAATGTAGCTGATCTTCTGTCGGATCTCCACATTCGGCATGGACGTATAGGCCACCCCGTCCAAGAAGATTTCGCCCCGCTGAGGTGTCTGATACCGCAGTAGCAGGTGCAGCAGCGTCGATTTTCCCGAGCCGATTTCGCCCACGATCAGCGTTACCTCCTTCGGCCGGATATGCAGATTGAAATCGTGCAACACTTCGCGCTGCTGGTCCGGACTGACATAGGTAAAATCCACATCCTGGAAGATAATACCGTCTGATGACGATGCCTTCTGGGTATAAGGCGCCGAGGCAACATCGCACGTCTCAAAGATCTTAAGGGAATTATCAATAATCCCCCAGCGCATAATCACGTCCTTCCACGAACCCAGAATATCAAACATCGAATTCATGACGATGAAGATGATAATGAGAAGTGATATGAAGGTACCGCCCGACATTGCACCGGACTTCAGCTGGCCGTAGCAAAACCAGCACACGAAAAAGACATAGGCCAGCATGCACGGAATCACGACGTATTTGGCGGTTAGCGAACAGTTGAGGGTCGCTTCCGAGTATTCGCGGAACTTCTCCTCCCATTCATTGAGACGGTCAAATTCGTCGCCCACCTTGTCGAAGCTCATGACGGTGATCATGTTCCGGAGCACGTCATCTACGTTCTTGAACAGGTCGCTATAATTCTCGTCGCGCTTCAGAGCAGGATCGGCACAGGTATCCACCGAACGATTTAACATAAATAGAAACATGCCGAAGACGCCCACAAGGGGCATCGCAATCCGCCAGTCGATGAAAAACATATAGATGAGGGCGCCGATGTCAGTCACAAGATTTGGAAGAAGCGTCCATTTAATGTTGTCGATAAAATTATACAGAATGCTGGGAAGCTTGATAATCTTGGTGATGATACTGCCGATTTCCACTTCACTGTACCGCGATTCCCGTGTTTGAAAGAGGTGGGCCATCATCTGTTCGCGCACGTATTTATGGACAGCGGGATAGAGTTTGACATCGACCTGGTCGCCGAGTACCCACATGATCTGTACCACGACGATGATGGCCACGAGGGCGCCGATATAGATCATGATCTGTCCCTTGCTCTTGATGTTATTGTAGATCTTGCCTACCACATGGGGAATCAAAATGTCGCGAATCGGATTCACGATGAGAAGCGCGGCATAGGCGATGGCCAACAGCTGGTGATCCTCGAGAAACCCCGTAAGAAGTGTCCAAAAAGTAATGTCATTGTGACAATCGATTGGAATACTCATCCCCCCCCTTACTGATGGCATAGAGTTCGCCATCGGGACCGAGGATTTAACTGTCACTGATTTAAAATGGCGACCCCGACACTTTTATATCTGACAAAGATAGTGAGGATGCCGATAATCACTGACAATTCTGGAACAGCTCGTACTACACGCCTGCGACGGATTGCGGCTTCGCAGGGACCGACACCGGTCAATCCAGTCATCGAATCACAGGCGCTGGATGTACGGCTAGGAAAATTGGAATGCTGCCCCTTCAACTGGACGGGTTCGCCTCTTCAGCTGGTATATCAAAAGACCGTGGGGACAGATTTATTTTTTACTGCAATATTCGCAAATGCGGTGGGCCAGGTTGTACCGCAATTTGGTCAATCAGAACCCTCTCCATGTAATACAGGGGTCGCAGAAATAGAGACACTTTACTCAAATACTGCAGGAGCCCTCAGTGTGATTTATAAGATATCAAATATAGGCGGTTCATATATCCCTGCAACAATCACGCAGCTGATTGGTATCACATGCGGAGGGGTCACCTATGAACGTATCATTACATTTCTTGTACCAGAGGCTTATCGGACGGTGTGTTAGAAGTCTTCATCCAGCTTGAACTCCATTTTGGCCGCATCGACACCCACCCCCGCCAGCGCATAATTCGTCACGCGCTTCTCAAAGAAATTGTCCTTGCCCTCCATCGCGATCCGCTCCATCCAGGGAAACGGGTTCGCCGTGGCCCACAGCTTCTCATAGCCCAGTATCGTAAGAAGCCGGTCCGCCACGAACTCAATGTATTCGCCCATGCGGGGCGCCGACATGCCGATCAGCGAGCACGGCAGCGCCTCCGTAATAAACTCCTTTTCAATCTTGACCGCTTCCCGAATCAGCTTGTACGCCTTCGTCTTGGGCAGCCGGTGTTTGCACTTTGAATACAGCAGACAGGCAAAGTCCGTGTGCAGCCCCTCGTCCCGCGCGATAAACTCGTTCGAGGCCGTGAGACCCGGTAGGAGGCCCCGCTGCTTGAGCCAGAAGATCGAACAGAAGGCCCCACTGAAGAACACGCCCTCTACTACGGCAAAGGCCATCAAGCGCGTGGGAAAATCCGCCTCCTCGCTCTTGATCCAAGAACCAGCCCAGTCCGCCTTACGCTGGATGCACGGCACCGTCTGGATGGATCGCAGAATGTCCAGCTTCTCGGCGCGATCCTCGATGTAAGTGTCGATGAGGAGCGAATAGGTCACAGAATGGATCGACTCCATCATGTTCTGCACGGCGTAGAACTGGATGGCCTCGGGTACCTGGATTTCCGACATGAAGCGCAGCGCCAGATTCTCCTGTACGATTCCATCGGACCCCGCGAAGAAGCCGAGAATCCGCTTGATAAAATGCTGCTCCTCCTTCTTTAGGACCACCCAGTCCTTCATATCCTTGGACAGATCGAGCTCCTTGGGCTGCCAGAACACCGACACGTGCTCCTCGTACTTTGCCCAGAGATCGGCGTGCTCAATGGGAAAGATGACGTAACGGTGGGGATTTGCCTTCAGCAGGGGCTCATCGGCCTCCCGCTTGCGTCGCTTTGCGACGAGATCCACGGGCGGCGCAGCAGAAACAACTGCTGCGGCACCAACCTCCTCAACGGTAATCATGTACTTGGTCTTGCGATTTTCTGCCATCGTGCAGCGCACAGGCCTTTGCCGTACCCGCCATCAACTTTAGCACGGCGAACGCAGACACAACCAAAATTGACGCCCTAACACCGGGGCTGGTACCCGCCAGATGCACCCTGCAACAAAACGCAAGAGCCTCGGCCAATATTTTACGACCTCCGCCGCACTCCAAGACTGGATTTACGAAAAAGTCAAGTACAAGGGCCAACCCTTGTTAGAGCCCTCGGTGGGCGCCGGTCACCTTCTGCAGCCCTTTCTGCGCGTCAATCCCGCCTATCCGATTATCTCCTATGAGATCGATGGATCTATTCAGCGCCTGCCCTTGCGACCCATGGAGGACTGGGTCATCAGCGACTTCTTGACGGCTGAAATTACAGACAGATTCCCAACCATTATCGGCAATCCGCCCTATGTGAAGCGCCTCCATAAGCCCAATCTCTATCTCGACATCCTGAGTCGATGTCTGGATCTTCTGACACCCAATGGGGAGCTGCTGATGATCGTTCCATCGGACTTTCTCAAGCTGACATCGGCCGCCGCCCTGCTAAAGCGCATGGTGGCCGGCGGTGCCTTCACGGATGTCTGGTTTCCGCACGACGAAGGACTGTTCGCGGGTGCGGCCATCGATATTATGCTTTTCCGTTACCAACAGGGGCTAGCACAGACGATGGTTCTCGTCAATGACGTGCCCAAGTCTCTCCGCTGCAGTGAGGGCATCGTGACCTTTGTGGGCCCGGATATCTCCGCGGCCAGCCAAACCATCGGCGATCTCTTCGATGTCTATGTTGGGATCGTGAGCGGCGCCGACGGCATCTATCGCTCTTCCATTGGTGACACGCCGATTCTGACCGACAAGGACCGTGTCAGCACGTTCATTCTACCGCGGTCCTGGCCCACGGGATCCACCGCAATCGATGCACGGCTCTTGGAGCATAAGACGGTCCTTCTGGGCCGTAAGATCCGCCGCTTCGACGAGAGCAACTGGTGGCAGTGGGGCGCTCTGCGGAATCTGGAGGCTGTGGTCGCTGCAACAGGCAGACCCTGTCTGTACGTGCGAATGATAACCCGATCCACGGAGGTAGCCTTCCCAGGAACTGTCCAGCTGTTCGGTGGCGGACTTCTGTGTTTGATACCAAAAGCAACTGCATCTGCTGATATAATACCAAAAGCGTTGGCAGCCATATCCGTTGCCAGAGCCGACTATCTCTATGCCGGCCGCTTCAAGATGGGCCACAAGCAGGTCCGACAGATTCTCCTCTGATCAGAATTTGCTCAGATCCGCCGTGCAGAAGGCCTCCTCTGAAGCCCGTCGCTGTAACAGAGAGGCCTGGATCGTGCCCAACAGCTCCCGCACCTTGGCTTTGTAGTCGGCCGCCACATAGTCGGCGTGGGCGAACTCATTGGCCCAGCCGATCTGGAGCACATTGCACGGATTCTTTTTGTAGCTGTGAATGTCAAGAAGGGACTTGACCAGAGCGGCCCCTGAGCGCTTATCGACGACTATGAAATGATATTCCGTGCTAGGATCACGCGCCACCTTCTTGGGCCCTGCGGCCAAGCCGGCCCACCAGGTGTCGAAGTTCATGTTCTTTTTGACCAAGATCGCGCCGGTGACAGTGTAATGGATCGCAGCCTTGTCAAACATATTATCGGCTGAGGCACATTCCGTGAGCTTGAGATTGAACGGAATGTTATCGATCAGGACATCATACCAGTAGCGGGGCGGGGCAATGGTCACGCTATGCTCAGATCCTAGAGCCGTCTTGAGTGCTTCCAGATACGGCCCCTCTTTGATGGAGGACTCGACACGCCCATCACCCCCCTTCGCAAAGCTCATCTTTATGCCGGCACACGCCTTCCTCACAGCGTCAATTGTTCGACCGTAAGAACTCATCATGGTGTTCTTACGGTTGATTTGTTAGGTGTCACTGCATCAACTTTTTCGACGGCGGGATCGGTGTTTCTGTTTGCGCCGGATCCGTCGAGAGCATCGAGCTCCACCTGTAGTCGCTTTTACAGTTTCTGTCGCTTTTACAGGTTCTGTCGCTTTTACAGTTTCTGTCGCTTTTACAGGTTCCAGCGCCTTATTCACATCTTCAACTTTCTGATATTTCTGTAATAGTGTTCTTGCAATATCTTCCGCAGTAGGTTCTATTTGAATATTCATCACGGCATTTGGATCTAGGAAAAATATTTTCTTAAAAAGTGCATGGGACTCATGGTTAGGATCCAATATTCCCTTCATCGACTTGTTAAATACAGCGGGATACATTGCAATAAATAAAAAGAACCGGTCCTTCGTCGCCTGGCATGCAACCGAAAAGTTCTGAAAATAACGGCTGAGCCGTGCCATAATCGCGCCAGAAGCGAAAAACCGCTTCATAGCGGTAATTCTACGAGCTAGAAACCCTTTCAGTCCTTTTAGAGGTTCTGTTGTTTTAAGTAGTTCCCCAATAACAGCATCATTGTCGGATGTCTTAAGCATTTTTTCACGGATCTCCGTCGGTGAATATTTCAGTAATTCTTTCGTGAAAAGTTTTGCATAGGCTTTTACTTTGCCAAGCCGAAAATCAAACAATCCTAAAGACGTATTATTTTGCTGCATGGTGTTGGTAATAATACTTGCCAAATTAAAAAAATCAATTATATCACTGAACTGTTCAGAAATGGTGTTCATAAATGCCACCAGTTCCGCACTACCGGCATAGTATTGCAAAAACACCGAAATAACAAGCGCACTTGCCGCAATGATAGGAAGTGCTAAGGGAAAGGCTCCACCCGCAACTACCGCGATGGTACCCGCCGCTTTCAGTATTGTATCCGTCGCACTAACACCTGCCGCAATGCCGGCGCCAATCGTAAATATGGTAGAACCGCGACCGATTAAATCGGCACGCGCCACGTCACTTTCATATTGTTGAACGCTATTTAGCGCCGGTTTCTCCCTCGAGCGTGTAACTGCATTAATAGAACCCTGCATGGTATTTTGAAACCCCGTGGCAATTCTCTTAAACCCATCTGCCATCCCCTATCTTTCGCACAGCTAAAAAACTTATGCATAGGTGCTCACATGAGAGTCCCGCACAACCGGTCCATCGGGTAGGACCGCCTTCACATTTCCATTCAGATACCAGCGGCGCGCATAGTCCCATTCAAATCGGAACGGCCATAGTGCAGGATCTGTTAAGAACTGCCCAATAGCATAGTCGCAAACGCGGTTAATAGAGGGAAGCAATGAATAGAGGGGCCAGTAATAGACAAACTCGTCATTAAAGTCTCCAATTGATTTATGCAAGTAATTCTTGTGCTCGGGAGATCCGAGAATAATATAATAGTCCGTCCCGTGATCAGTAGTAGTAAAGATCTGCTGACTCTCATTAGTATGAAGCCAATCCGGTCGTTCCTTATGTTGCGTCACCTGCAGTTGCGACACGCGACTAGAGTCCATGACGTCGAACATGCGGTCCAGACAAGGCGCTCTGCAGTACCACGATTCCTCCCAATGGATCCAATACTTGTAGCCGTGAATGCGCTTCAGGGCGATATTTACAGAGGTGGCCTGGCCCTTATCTGCTGCCGTTTTCTGAATAAATTCCACAAATGGATAGCGTTCGCGCATGGCGGCGGCCCAGTCCCGCTTGGGTGCGCCCGAATACTCATTAATCACGAGCCACGTTGTAATCCGCTCCAGCGTGACCGGTGAATGGTGGGCCTGCAGACTATCCATGGCCTTACAAAAGGCGGCCCATTTGTCCTGTTTTGCGAAATCAAAGAAGGTGGTACAAGTGAAGATTGTACCGGTCGGTGTCAGCCTGTGACAGGCCAGACCGGCGATGCAAATCAGCAGCAGTGCTACAATCAGAGCCACCATTTGCTGCCCTTTCATTCCCTACTCTTCCAGCATACTTTGTAAAGGTGAGTCGCGGCAACCAGCGACCGACACCCAGTACGATGACAACTCTCAACAAGGCACAAGAAGCCGCTGTCGCCGCCGTAACTGCGGGCCGCAACATCTTTCTTACAGGCGCCGGCGGCACCGGCAAGAGCCACACCATCAAGGCGATCGTGTCCTCTGCGGCCGCAAAAGGCATTCCCGTGGCTCTGACGGCCATGACGGGCTGCGCGGCCCTTCTGCTGAATACCGAGGGCTCCGCGACAAAGGCCAAGACGCTCCACAGCTGGGCCGGTGTCGGTCTGGGAAGAGATCCGCCCCATGTGCTCGTCGCAGCCATCCAAAAGAATCGCAAGGCACTGAAGCGCTGGACCGGCACGCAGCTCCTCATTGTCGATGAGGTGAGCATGATGATCGCCGAGTTTCTCGAGACGCTGGACCTCGTAGCGCGTACAGTTCGCAAGCGACCCGACACAAAGTTCGGCGGCCTCCAGATCGTATTTGCAGGGGATTTCTGTCAGCTCCCTCCTGTGACCAGTGGCTCTCTGAAGTACGTATTCGAATCACCGATCTGGGCCAGCCTTCTTGACGAGACCCATTATCTGACGGAAATAGTCCGGCAGCGTGATCCCGTCTTCCAGCGCCTCTTGACCGAGGCCCGCATGGGAGCTCTAACACCAGAGAGCATCGCCATTCTTCAGGGTCGCAAGGGTATAAAATGGCAGGATCAAGAGATCAAGCCCACGCTGCTCTTTACTAAGAACGCCGAGGTCGATAAGATCAACCGGATCAACATGGAGGCCCTCACGGGCGAACGCCGCCGGTTCGTCGCTCAGACCGTCCAAATGGATCGCGGCGGCCCACGCCTCTTTACTGGAACCGGCGCGCCCGATATCCAGGCGGCTCTGGCAAAGCTCGACACCGATGCCCCCTACGATCCGTCCCTAGAACTCTGCATCGGTGCCCAGGTTATGCTCTTGACCAACATGGATCAAGAGCGCGGCCTGGTAAATGGATCCCGCGGTATCCTAACGGGCTACTCCGGTGGGGGTCTGCCGCTGGTCCGCTTCATCGGCTTCACTGATCCGGTTATCGTGGATCGCGCCAACTGGTGGCTCGCGGATCCCGACCACGTAGGCCGCTCCCAGATTCCGCTCAAGATCGCCTACGCCCTCACGATTCACAAGAGCCAGGGCGCCACCCTGGATTCGGCGCTGATCGACATCGGCTCCAGCACATTTGAATACGGTCAGGCCTACGTGGCTCTCAGTCGCGTTCGTTCCTTGGAGGGCCTCTATGTCTGGGCACTGGATCCCAAGCGCATCGTTTGCCATCCCGTCGTACGCCGATTTTATGAGTCCTTGACAGAATGAGCAGTGATGACGCGCGGTTCATCGCCTTTTTTGACCGGTTCTGCGATGAGCTGGCTGACAGAGCCGCGTATCCGGCCAAGATGTTCGGCTCCATGGGTCCCAAGTGCGCGGCCGGCGCGGCGGGAGCAGAGGCGGTCGGTGAATGCTTGTCCGATATTCCGCAGCTCGTGGTCGCCATTCGCAGTCGCCGAGAACTGGCACCGGCGCCCTCTGCGGCCACCTTAAAATCCCAGGATGCGTTGATCACCGCCATCGGGCCCGTGGATCGCACCCAGGCCAAATACGACCGAGAGCACGCAGGTCATCGGTGTAAGTTTCTCAATGCGGCTAGCACGGCAATCATTACGTTTCGTGCTGCGGGTGGCGACCCCCCTCCCTTGCGAATGCAACGTCTGGCCACGAATTCTACGGGAGGCCCAAAGCTGGATTATGCCGCGCATCTCTTTATGGCCGCATCCCTGATGTCGAGCTGCCGGCGCCGTGGCGAAGACCGTGAAGCGGCAGCTCTGGTTGCGGCTGAATCGGAACGGATCGCATCGGCTGCCATTAAAGGAATGGCAGCGATTCCTACAGGGCCCATCCACCGGCGTCATCGCACGGCCTCCTCATCAGAAGGAACTAGACGGCACCGCACAAGGGCACCCTCACGCAGACATCGTACGGCGTCGTCGTCGGAGGGTACGCGTCGTCTTCATAGACGCCGTCCGTAAATAACAGTTCTTGTAAGGCCGACAGGAAGCACGTTCCGTAAATCCCATTTTACGGCACGTTTTTCTCATACAATGGGCTTTTGAGAAGCGCCGAGGAAACTTAAACTGATTCATCTACTAATCCGCCATAAATTTAAACCACACAGTAGAGGGATGTCTTGTCCGCCTAATTATGTGTTGAACCCGAGATCACTCAAGTGCGTCAAAGTCGGTAGCCGCCGCGAACGTCGCCTTGTCGAACAGGGGAATCTGCCCGATTACTATTTGCCACCGCAGCAGCAGCGATTCCAACGCCAGACTGTCCGACGCCAGACTGTCCGACGACAGGCACAAAGGGGCTGTGCGTCTGGGTCATTGATTAATCCGACAACGGGCCGCTGCATCAAGATCGGCGGGCGCACGTTTAAACGGATACAAGGATCTCGCCAGAAGCCACAGCAGACACAGAGAGGCCAACCAACACAGAGAGGCGTCCGATTCAATATGCGCCGCGCTACCTCCGAACCTTCAAACGTCGTGCCCATCGGCACGGCCAAATCCGCACCTCTAGCCGATCGCCAGACCGTAACCTCCTGGATCGATCAAAACTGCCGCAACCAACACGATCTCCTCACGCACCACTCCTTCGAACGTATGCCCACTCAGAACTTACAGGAAATTGTCCGACTCCACACTCGTGCCTGCGTTCGGGCGGCTCCCTTGGATCAGTATGTGGCCGCCGAACACCGAAAGGGCAACATTGCAATCATTCCCAACACGAATGAACCCATGACCGGCGACGATTTCCGGGCACTCCGCGATACCATGCGCCGCACCAACCCCGGCTATACAATTCCCAGTCGCAGACACATCCCCCCGCCACCAGGATGGAAGCTCTATGTGGCGTCGGATCATCGCAGTGGCCCTGCGTTCGCCTCTGTGCTCTACGTCGATACCAACCAAGTTCGGCAGCAGGGCGTCGTTCCTACAGAGGCGGTGCGAGTCGATCTGGGATTCATTCCGCTACAGGTCGCAGGCGCCACCTGTTCGCCCCAGATGATCGTCGATATGATCAGCCATCTGTCACAGGCGAACCGACTCCTAGAACCGGCCGCGGGCGGGTGGCGACCCATTGCCGGATTTCCCTTTAAGAAGAGCCATTGGACGGGCCCCGAAGCTGCAGCACGTCTCAATCGTCTCTGTAAGGATCTGACACATGCCGTCTCTTCGCCGATCTAAAATCGCTGACCGAAGTAAGATGGCTACGAATTATTTGATAGCATTGTCCTCTACAACAAATTACATACCAGATACAACCTACACCACTGGCCCACTGATGACGATTACCAATTTTTCCGCTGCATTCCCAACTACGGGGACCTTTAGTACAGGCTCCCTATTGCAGGATCTGGGTCGGTATATTGTTGTATATGATCCGACAATGCCAGGATCACCTCACGTGGCCAAGTTTCGGCAGGTGATGTACATGTCAGGAGAAGACAAAGAAGGTCAGAATCCTTCCAATAATACTTATGTCTGTGTCTGGCAGGATTATCCTAGTCGTGGCTACGGGCCGATCACTGTGGCGCGGACAGGCTGAAAATGTGACCTACTAAAGCCCCTGTTCGAAACCAACAGAGAACCTACGATGCCTCTCACCCGCAATTTATACGAACTCGACGAAGTCGTCTCTGCGCTGCAGACATGCCTTTTACGAGGCTGGCCACGCGCTCCCTTCTGGCTCTGCGAACTGGTGCTGTCGGGCGAAGAGGCGTTGGCGGCCCGAACGCTCAAAGACGCCTGGTACCGCTTCGGCGGCGGCTACGATCCCGCTCTACTGACAGATCCGATCCTCTGGAGCCGGTGTGTGCGGGTTCAAGCGGCTATCCGAGCCGCCGGTAGCCTGAATGCTGCGCGGTTTCTGACTGCGGCGGCGGCCATGGCCGAAAGGCCCACGATGACACCCTTACCAAAAACTCAGGAGGCGCAGGAGAAACGAACCGCGTCATCTACCGCTTGGCTCCGCACCTTGGCGGATGAAGAAACAATTAATAGAGCCGAGGCGGCCAACTGGTGGATCAGCTACGACGCCGCCTGCCGCCAAAAGAGTCGCACAGATTCCATCTGGCTCTTACAGGCCGTTCAGCCCCTCTTGTCGGCCAACGCGATCTGGGCTGCAATCCACCAGGCGGCCCGTGGCTCCGCGACCACGAAGACAGCACTGGCCCTCCTTTGCGAGACCGCATCGGCCCATCCATTAGACCAGGCACTGGCCCAAGCGAATGCCACTCTGCTCCTCTGTACTCCCACAGAGCAACGCGAATCGGTCCTTTTAGCGAAACCGGCCGAACTTCCCTCCTATAAGCGCGACTGGCAGACATGGACCGACCAGGCTGGTCGTAGAGCGGCCAGAATCCATGATATTCCGGCAGAGGCGCTGCACGCAGCGACGACCCGCGGCTCTCTGCCCCGTAAATACACCAACATCGCCGATGTCAGAGATCCGGTGGCCCTCTTGGCCGAAGGCTGCGCCTTCTGGCGATCTGCGACAGCCGCCGCGGGCATCGTGTATGATCCTGACAGTGAAACCGTTGAGTTTCCGGATGATGATACCTTAGAAGCCTTTTATCAACGCTATTTTCCGGATGATATTCCCGATGAATGGCCGTCGGCGTATCAAGAGCGGAGTCACGGGAGGGGATGTCAGGAAACGGCTAAACAAAAAGACCCTGATCCACCGGTCCGTGAAGAGCCGATCCCCAGACGCGCCTGGCTTTCTGCGACTCACGTTAGGCAAAAAACTTGACACGACCTGTTGGCTGCTTTTGGCCAAGCAGCAAACAATTCGAAAGACGGATTGTAAGTTAAAATGAGCGCATTTCCTTCTGCCTTTGCTTCCAAGCGATCTTCTTCCTCGGGGTTCGAGTCTTCCGCCATGCCGCCGCGGGCTTCTTCCTGGCGATCTGGGGGCGCCGGTGGTCCGTCTAAAGAGCCACCTGCTCCTTCTGTCAAGTCCTTTAAGGACTTTCCTGCTCTCGGCGGCTCCAAGAAAGTGGCGGTCATAATGCCGGCTGCCACGGCAGTCATGGACTTCAAGGCGGCCGCGCTGCTGGCACCAAAGGCGGCCCCCCCTCCTCCTGCAGAAGAGGAATATGCTCCTGCTGCTGAAGAGCCGTACCAGTTTCCTTCCTACTTCTCGACGGGCCGAAATCGGATCTTCACAGAGGCAGAGGCCGAGATGATCGAGCACACGCCGGCGCACCTCAGAGAGCGGAGGATTGCCATGCTGAGAAGCGGCACTCTAACATGCGACTCCAGATCTCTGTCCGCGATCGGCACGCGCTGCTACGACGACGGGCCTGAGGACTATGACGGTCCTGAGGAGGATGAGGAGGAGGGCGAGGAAGAGAGTGAGTTCAACGCCAACCTGACATCAGACAGGCGTCGCGGAGACAAGGGCGTATGGTAGAGTTGCTGACTTGAGCAAAGCGAATGTCAAGCAACTCGGACGGCGAATGTCAAGCAACTCGGTTCCATGGACAGGACAGGACGGTTACCCAGACCCCAAAGGAGACGGCGGATAGACTCTTTTGGCCACAATTGTCTCACCCCCCATATTCGAATTGCGCGACAACGGTGCCTTCGAGGCAGACGCAATCGTCATCCAACGGAGTTTGTCTATAACCGATGAGGCATCGTAGCCCCCCGTATAGCGATTCGGAAACCGGATTCGCACAGGTTTTGTCAGTATCGGTGTGACAGGCAGCTCACTCATCCTCTATAAAGAGCTAATAGTTCTACATTAGTTTGCGAACCGAAGCGATGCAACTCCATCCTTAATGTCTAACACGTTCCATGCGAGCCCAATCACAAACCCATAGGTGACCCGCGCTCCCGTCATTGGATCCAGCGGAACATCATTAAACGTCGCATTCAGCACGGCCTTCTGACATCGCGCCAAATTGCATGTTCCGCCCGGCTCATATTCCGGACTGATCCCGAAAATGAGGTAGTAGAGAGCCACGTCAATATCCCGCGCCAACTGTGTATTGTTCGCCAGCGTCTTGAACTTCTTCGGCGACCACTTGGCAATCCGATCGTAGCCATTCACATTGAGCGCCAGTCCTGTGAGCCAGTCGCCATAGGCCGGCAGAATATCGGTGTATTTATTCTGTGCAAGCCGTGCGCCCGATCGGAATCCCACAAACAAACTCTGAAACATCCCGTTAATTGTCAGGAGCCGTCGGTAATTAACGCCCGGGACAAAGGCGCCTGAATCGACCGTCCAGTCATCCCGTCGCTGCTCGCGGAAACGAATTTCATAGTTCTCGGCTGCCAGAGCGGCCCGCAGCTCCTTCTCCACATTGAGGACCGAACAGCGCCCATAAATTGTCGGCTGCCCCATCTGATTCACTGTTAGAGTCACACCCCACGGAGTTCCGGTGCTATCTGTAAGAGTATTATTGATCATGATCCGCTTGGCGCCCCAGGGAGCCGGACAGATCTCATACATCGGCAGGGTCTTCGTGCCCGCCGTCGTCTGGACCGGCAGCAGAGGCGGCAACGCCGAGGACTCCACGAGAGCCGATTTGTCGAGCAGCCAGACCCGTATGTAGAGCTTCTGATTCCTGAAGGCTCCGATGGGCAGACCCGTATCTCCCGACTTCTGACAGCCCGGAATCGGCACCCGGAAGACGAGCTCCGGCAGCGTGGCGTTGCCCTGGATATTGCCCTGGTTGCGGCCCGTGGCGGCGTGCAGGACGGGCGCCTTGAGCTGCGTCGTCTCCATGTCGGGAAACCAGGTGTTGAATTCGCCGTATCCATCCAGCAGCATCAGATTATCCACATAGAGTGCCCAGCGCCCTATCAAATAGTTGGCGATACCGTCGCACCAGCCGTACTGGAGAAACGTCGGCGCATGGCCGTACGGACCTACAAGCGGTGTCTGAGTTAAAGGCGGTGTCGTAATGTACGGATTCGCAAACACATTATACGGCTGACTCTCCACGCGAATATCGTAGGACTGCGGATATGGATTCTTAGCGGCGATGGCGGGGGGCAACCATGTCGGCATCGTAATACGGAGTTCAAAGTCCATGAGAATGTCTCCGTCCGGCGGTATCACAATGTCGAACCACTGGCCAAACCTCGGCGGATTTTCCGGATATAATCTACGAATCTCCCGCGTGGCGGGGCTGCGGCGCTCATAGGGCGACCCGAACCAGGAGCAAATGGGCCCCTGGATCTGATAGGCATCTTTCTTGCCGCGACTCACGAGCTCCAAAATTGTTCCATCGCTCATCTCCTCTCTATCGGTTTCTGCTTTTTAGATTGGATCCCACAGTTAGAATCTGGGCCCCAACAAAGATGGCCTGCCCGCTTTGCATCCAGGATCCGCGCATGCATAGCTTTGTGCCCGCCGGCGCCACCCCGTCAGGGACCCAACTCTTTTACACCGCCCCGGCGCGTACGGCGGACCGTCTGCATGCCAAACATCTGGACCTCTTCGGTCTCCATTTGCAGACAGCCCCCCAGGCTCCATGGATCTGGATCTTGGATTGCGGCAAAATGAAGATGCGGCACTATACAACGATCGAATTCTTGGTAGGACTGAGCCGGCTCCTAGAGAAGGAGCACGGAGATACCCTCCAGTGCATGATCGTGTTGCATCCGAATCTGTTTGTTAGCACCATTCTGAATACCCTACAGTGTCTGCTCTCTAGCGCGATGCTGCGCAAGCTGCACGTTATTTCGGAGAAGGTGCCCTACCTGGCACTCACAGAGTATGGCCTGTCGCTGCAAAATGCAATGGACCTCAGGGCGCTTCATGAGATTCCGCTGGACGCGGTCATTCAGGATTCAAGGGCTGCCACAAAGGCCTCGTAGATTTCGGGGACGTCTGAAACGCAGCTTTCAATAAATTCCTTGATCACGGCCTTCAAAGACTCCTCGACCGGCTCCTTGAGCAGCAGAATGAGAATCTCCAGAAGGTAGGGAGTCTTGTCCTCAATGGATCCCTGCGACGGAAAGGTGGCAATAAGATGAAGGATCTCATCGCGACTGCTGCTTCTGCAGATGTCACATTCCTCCAACATATTCTCTCCCGTCACGGAATCGTATTCGTAGCAACAATCACAGTCTTGCATGATATCTACTGACCCATGCAAGACAGTGAGTAAATCAACTTTACTGTTGGGTGCCGTTGGATGCATCGAGGAGGAAACACCTCACAGATTGAGAAGCAGAAACCACCCAACAACAGGTCCCCCCTCCGCCTATGCAAAAATTTGACTTATATACCCCCTCGTTTGGCCCACGTACAATGCAAAGATGCACTGTTTGTCAGACGAAAGAGGAGCAAGAGGCCTGCAACGCCTACCAGCGAGAAACCACCTATGAGGCCGAATGCGATGATTTCTATACGACGGGTGTCTGGCCCGAGCCGCCGTGTCAGCATTGTGAGCCAATCAAAAAGGCGGCAACGGCGGCCGTCTGCTCTCCTACAGGCGAACACAGGTCGCGGCGCCCATCAGATCCAGTGGCAGCAGCCGCGGTAGAGGTGTGGGCCGCTCCCATCCCAGAAAAGGGCCGCGCCTTCGCCGCCGTCCGTTCGGGCCGCTGTTGGCACTGCTTCGATCTCATCAAAGACAAGGCAGTCTGCCCGCGAAGCATCTGCAAGGAACTTCCCATGTGCAAGAAATGCTACGCCGCGTACAAATAAACTTGACCGCGGCGACCCGCCATTTTGGCCTGTAGGAACAGTACAAAGACAGTACTGCCCCCTAAAATGCAAGATCTCATCTGCACTGTGTGCTGCCGTACGGCGGTCGATACCGTCCTGTTTGCCGCAGGATGTAATGGCTGCAAAGGCCGAACCTCCAAGAGCTGCGAATCCTGCGATCCCAGCGGCCCGCCATGTATCCATTGCTATCCGGATCGCAACGTCAGGTGGGCGGCAGTCCGAACGGTGGCTCTGGGATATGTGCCTGGGCGGCTGGAGCGCAACGATCCCTGCAACACGTGTCTGTCTCTGACCTGCGGCTGCGGCTCTGAGGAGTATGCGAATGCGATCTACACCTACCTGGAGGCGCGCCCGACCATCTTTCCTGGCTGGACCAGGCCTGCAGCACTTGAGGAAGTCGCTGATCCATGGCCCGTCTCGGAAATAATGGCAGGTGTTCGCGATGCGGAGTTCATCATCGACGGCGTCATCTACTGCGACTGCTGCTGGATCGTGAGAGCGGAGGGGCAGGATCGTTGCGCCTGCAACGCCGAGGCACCTAAGTTCTGTGGTGCCTGCCCATCTAGAGATCCTTGCCCCACCTGCTGGCCGGAACGAGCTGAACGCCATGCGGCCGCCATGGCTTCGTTGGAGACCCTGATGGCTCCTCTGGAGGCATTAGAGGAAAAAGAGGAATATGATGAGGATTACTATGAGCGCCTGGAGCATAGGTATGGATAGGAACATAGTGACGGCGGGTGACCGAAGGGCTAGAACAAAGGGCCAGCAAAAAGGTGACGGGTATCGGTCACTACCCTTTTGGCGGCAGGAAAGCACGTAAAGACACGTGCCAACTCAAAATGACAGCTCTCATCTGCGCACCCATGAGCCTCGTGATGACCCCGACGTGCTGCCACTACTGTGGTAGGTCAGGCGGAGGCCATTACACCGTGCATGCTCTGTACGGTATTCTAGCCTGCGACGCACACATCTCAGCCGCCAAGCGCGACATCGACGCCCATCTGCATCAGGAGAACATGGTTCGCATGGAAGACGCCCGCGTGGCCGCACCGGACTTCTTTGCCGCCCTTCCACCCACCTTCGCCGTCAAACGCTCCTCGGGCGCCATGGACGATGGATGGACGCTGCCGAACGAGGATCACGATCGCGTCTATGTAAGACGGCGCGGCGATGAGTGGCTCCTGAACGTTGAGAAGAAGTCAGAGGAGATCGCCAAGGGCGTCCCCTTGACCGCCTTCATCGGCCTCCCAGGGATTACAGCCGACGTCATCGCGATCCTGATTACCGCTTTGGAAGGCGGCTTCTACAAGGCCGCCGCGGAAGAGCATGAAGCGCTGAAGGCACAGGGCGCAAAATTCGGCCCGACCTTCAACGAGCATCGCGACATCCAGCATGCGTACGTTTCGAAGAACGGAGGGGAGCCCATGGCCTGCCGCCTCTTCGTTCCTTCATAAGCCCAACAAGCGGGTAACCCAAAAGAGGGACCACCGCCCTTTTGGCCCCTTATGCAGGAAACAACCCCAGAAAGGTGTCGGCCGCAGCACAGATACCAAACTCCTTCCACATAATGAGATTGGTCCGCATGCGATGGCGGCTGTCAAAGTCCGTGCGCCAGAAGGGCGCATAGTCGAACTTGGAGCAGACTGTCAGAAACTCCGTCAGGCGGACCAGCTTGTACGCCGCGGATCGTGTCGAATCCATGATCCTCTCAACCATGCCGAGATGCCCCATGAGATCCTCAAAGGACGGATGCTCTACTGCAGGTGTTGCATTCGCTGTCTCTTTGACGGCATTGGTAACAGCAGGTGCCTCTAGAACAACCACTTCCTCTCCTTGCTCCTCAGCCTCCGTATCAATGGACTCTCCGTCTGCCTTAAGACGCCCCACAAATTCGCCCATCTTTTCAGTCTCCTCATCAAACTCATAGACGTTGCCGCTCTTGACGATGTAGAGGGTTCCATCGATGAGCTTGAGATCTCCTTCGATGACCTCTTCTTCAGGAGGAGGAGCAGGAGCAGCAGGAGAAGGGCCACCAGCACCGCCTGCTGGTTTCTTTGCAGCCTTCTCTGCCGCCTTCTGGGCCTCCTTAGCCGCTTTTGCGGCAGCTTTCTCTGCAGCCTTCTTTGCCTCCAGAGCTTGCTCTTCACGCCACCGCTTGATCACCGGCTCCGCCCATCTGGTGCCCATGACATGGACCCAGTCCATTGCAGGCTCTGTAACCCGTCCCCTCCAACGGGTCGCCTTCTTCAGGTTGGTTTCTGCTGTAGGCGGCAGCGCCGCGTATGCATCCCAGCGGCCCTTGCAGAGATGGCAGAGATCGCCGCCCGCATGGGGTGTTTGGATGCATTGAGATTCCAGATGGATGTACGGCGTAGTAGGAAGACGATGGATGTCATCCAGCCGACGTGCCTTACAATCCCCAGGCCGAACATCCTCTGGCGCCAGCTTTGTCTTCCAAACAATGGGTGTGCTCATCTTTGTAACGTACGGTCTTTCGTATGTTCCTGCAGCCAAAAGGGTCAGGCGCCCAGCCATTTCACCTTTTTAGCGCCTCCGTAGCGCGTCCATCTGGTCCGCGTAGGCCCATGCCGCCATCTGCTCTCTCTCCTTGCGGTCCGCTTCTCTCAGGATGTAGGCAAGCTGCGCAGGAGTCAGTGTGGATGTGATGGCGGCCCACCGCTCAGGCAGAGGCCGCTTGCGATAGAAGTCGGCCGCTACGCTAACCGGCAGAGCAGCGAACACTGGCGCCAACTCCGTGCAGCGCTGCACTGAAGTTGCGATAGCCGCCTCCTCTGTTTCCTTTCTGGCTGCCTCCTGGAAGGCCCATTCCTCCGCGGTCGGCGCCTTCAACGGCTCTCCTGAGACCAACATCGCGTGGGCCGCGTTCCAGAAGAAGTCGATATTGTTGTAGATGCCGCGCCCCTCCGCCATCATCTGGAAGAAGTTCCACTCCATGGTGGGGCATTCGATCAGATCATTGACGAGCGCCTTCTCTGCATCGCCGATATAGATCCGCCGATAGGGGTTCGGCCGGAAGACTGCGGGAAGAAAGTTGGGGCTCGTGTAGTCTAGGAGTGCGCTGAGTTCGGTTTCCATCTTGGTTCTGTATAGCGTCTTTGCTATACTTTCCCTGCTAGGCTAGCAGGCAGCCAGTCTGACCTTTCACTTTTTCGAAGGGGGCTGTGCTAGCCTAGCAGAACAGGAGACTAATTGCAGCCAAAAAGTTGATGGGTCTCCGGTTGCCTGCTGCAAACAGCAGGAAACTCTTAAAAGACTAAGAGACCTAACAAGATGGAAGAGAAACTGCTATGCTTTATCTGCATGGAGTACAATGATCTCGACTGCGCTTGTTCGGAGTGCATGAATAGCTTCGGCGCGATCCAGTGCGTCTCCTGTGAGGGCTACTACATCGATGGACTGGAGGGAGGTGTTTGGACCAAGCCTTGCGCTGAGTGCGATCCGCGCTACATCGCGGCCTTTGCAGAGGCGGCCAAAAAGAAAGAGGAGGCGGCCAAAAAGAAAGAGGAGGAGGCGCCTAAGAAGTAGAGGCCAAAAGGATGGTCCTTTTGGCCGCAACGGTTACGACGGATCCCTAGCGGCAAAGCCGCAACGGTTAGCATCTTAGTTCGCCGAACTAAGATGGATCCTCATCCACCGGTTCAGGAAAGAGTCGCCTGTAGCGCCGACAGAGGGTCCGCAGCTTCTTCGTGGCTCTGGAATCTGCGCAGTACTCGACGCACTTGTCGTTCATTGTCTGCCTCCACCCTTTGTAGTGGCGATGGAACGGTGCGTATGCCGGTCGCAGTATGAACGCAAAGAGCTGCTCCATGATGGACACACGGCCGCCATCACCCACAGACGTGTTCGCCGCGTTAATAAAGAAGCCGACGGTGCTGACAAAGGCCGACTGCTGAGGAATGGCATCGCCTGGCCTCTCTGGAACGAAGCCGACGACCTCAAAGTAGGAGCCCTCTACATCCTCCACAGGAGCGGCCTGCATGGCGGCCCAGAGACGCAGTGTCTGTGGATGGTAACGCTCACAATCGATCAGGACTGTTGGCTTTTCCATTTTTGATTGCTTGGATTTCTTGGTTCTGTATAGCGTCTTTGCTATACTTTCCCTGCGGGCCAAAAGAGGGGGCGACGGCCCATCACCTTTTTTGGCCTACTGGTAACAGACTACTAAGAATTCTGCGATGAACTTGGCTCTCGCCACGGGCGTGCTGAGCTTGAGAACGCCCATGGCGGCCTCTGCGACAGTAAGAAGCGCCTTGATCGGGTCCTCCTCTGAAGCAGCAACAACCAGAACAGGCGCTGCAGCAGGCAAAGGAGGTGGAGGTGCAAGGGTGATGAATTTGGGCGCCTTGGCTGCAGCCCATTCCGTGCCGAGCATACGGAACCATCCAGGAGGCTCTTCCGTCACGCGCCCGATCCAGTCGCACTTGGGAGACGGATCAATGGCAAATTTCTGCTCCTTGGCCGCGCACTTGGAGCAGAGGTCGGATCCCTCGACCACCGGAGCCCCACACTGGGTCTCGCGATAGACGATGGGCTTCCAACGCCTGTCCTCCCCGCCCCGAAGCCGTCTGCTCACGCAAACACCCTCTGTGACGGACGCTACGCGGTAATCAGCTGCAGTTGGAACTTCCATCTTGCTTAGTTCTGTATAGCGTCTTTTGCTATACTTTCCCTGCTGGCCAAAAGAGGGGGGCGCCGACCCATCACCTTTTTTGAGCAGCAAAGTGAATCGCCTTTAGTGTCTCAAGAGCGCGCCTGAGGTGGAAGATCTCCGCTTTGAGCGCCGCAACAGTGCTGTGAGCCGCTAGAAGCTGTTTGTCCTTCACCTCGAGAACGGCCTCCAGTGCCGCGATATCCTCTGCGTGCGCCCTCTTCCTACCTTCTAGCTCTTCCTCAAGAGTTGGTGGCTCTGGCTCTGGCTCTGGCTCTGGCCGTTCTACAATCACCTGCAGAAGCGGCTTCGCGGCCCGAAACCACACAATCTCATTGAGAAAGCTGGCCTCAGGAAAGGACCGAGGATATGCCCCAAAGGGCGGCACGGGGACGCCGAACTCCTTCAGCAGCGCAGTTCCGGCAGCTCTCACGCCGTACATCCACCTAAGTATGTCGCCGATCCGCGACTCGTTCGTATGAGGACAGTCAGACGGAAGCGATGGATGCAGCCCCTTGTTGCCGAGGTATTCGCGCTCCACATCCTCGATCATGATCAGCCTGCCTTCCAGATGCCGCCGAAGATCCTCTGCCTCGACGCGGGCGTCCTGAAAGGCCCGCCAATCAGCCGACTTCAGAGAGCCGACCAGTGTGTCTTCTTGATCCGGATGCTTGTAAAGAAACCGGACCTGATCCTTGGATGAGAGCGCGCGGAAAGCACTATCTTCTGCGTCTTCCATTTTGGTTCTGTGTGAGTCTTTTCACACGGTTCCTACTGGCCAAAAGGAAGGGCCCACCCTTTGTCAATTTTATACCTCTAACTATCTGCAGAATGCTTCTTAGCGAGCTAAGATGGATCCTCCTCATCTTCAACATCAACGATGACAGGAAAGAGCCGCTTAAACCGCAGACAAAGACGAATCAAGCGATCTGTGGTTCCAGGATCCATGCACAATTCGTCGCACTTGGCATGGATCTGACGCCTCCACGCATCGTATCGGCAATGGAAGGGGCCGAAGTCGGGCCGCAGCAGGAACTCGAAGAATTTTTCGCAGGCGACAATGCGGTCCCTTTCTGTTGCCGCTGTGATATTTAAAGCAACAAGGAAAGAGACTTTTTCCTTAAAGTCGGACTGCTGAGGGATAGCATCGCCTGGCTTCTCAAAGTAGCAGAGGGCGGTCATCTTGGTCTAGTAAAGCGTCTTTGCTCTACTTCCCTGCGAAACCAAAAGTGGGCGCACCGACTATTCAAACTTTTTGTTTAAGGCGCGGTGGGATCCTCTCCTTCGGCCTCTTCCTGAACAAGAGGCATAGCCTCCAAAGCCTTCGGAGCAAAGCCCTCGTACAGCGACCCACAGATAGCCCGCGCCCCCGCGATCTTCGCGCCGTGGATCGCCATCATCCGCGCATCAATATTGTCCATGACATCATCAACGCAGCGGAAGAAATGTATATCAACGACGGCCTTCTGGCCAATGCGGACAGCCCGTCCGACGGCCTGATGGACAACCGCGGGATTCCAATGCTGCGACAAGAACAACACACGACGACAGAACTGCAAGTTCAGCCCCGCTCCGCCACTAACAATCTGTACAACGACAACGACGGTCTTTCCCCCTTCGACCAAAGAAGCTTCCCGTGCAGCGGTCACAGCGGCACCGACAGCCTCAGTTCCCATGCCACCGCGAATGGACCAACACGACGCGCCCATCTTGACAGCGGCCTCCTCAACGCGATCCATCTCAGCGCGAAAGTTGCAGAACACAATGGTGGGAACCCCCGCGGTCACCGCCCCTTGGAGTTCGGCCATGCAGGCGGTCCATTTGGTGGTACCGTCCCCCGTAGAACCGTCCGCTGCGCTCACCCAATCAGGGCGCGGATAGACCCCTTTGCCCAGCTTGGCGCGCATGGCCTCAATGTAGATCTGCGGATGGACCAAGAACTGTTGTACCCGCATCCACAGTTCGAGCTTCATGAGAGTGGAGAGCGCCTTGTCATCGATGGCATTCTGCAGCTGATCGCAGAGGGCACGAAAGAGCTTGCCCTCCTTCGTGCCCGCGGGAATGTGTAGATCGTGTTCGATAAAGCGGGGCAACGGCGGCAACGTCTCGACGACGTCGCGAAGCTCGGCCATGGTGCGACGGAGCATGAGCACGGGCCCCAGCTCAGGAATGTCAGCGGACTTGCAGCGAACCCGGAGCCACCAACACAGATTCTTCCAATCGCTGGGTCCATTCTGCACGGGGGTGGCACTGAGAATCCAGCGACAGGTGGCGCGCTTGCCGATGGCCATACACTTCATCCAGCGACTGGTCGTCCGTCCGTTGCGGATCAGATGCCCCTCGTCGAGAATGATGCGGCCGAAGACGGGCGTGGCGGTCGCCAGCAGACGACTGTAGAGGCACGCCTTGGGATAGGTGGTGAGCCAGACAGTGGTCTTGGTGTCAGATCCATCGGGCAACGACCAGGTGGCGCCCTGGACGAGAATGGCGACCTGATAGCCGCAGGCCTTGAGTTCCTCGGTCCAGCCGGCGACCAGAGCAGGAGGGCAGATGACGAGCGTTCGATAAAGCCAGGGCGTGTTCTTGAGAAGGGCAATGGTCTGGAAGGTCTTTCCGAGGCCCATATCGTCGCCGAGAATGCCGCCGCGGCACACCACAGCCCGTTCCTCTTCGCGGGCCAACATCCATCGGACGCCGGCCTCTTGATACGGCAGAAGAGTGATGCCTTCACGTGGCTGGAGCAGAGGTGTTTGCATTGTTAGTACCGTTCTTTGTCTTATAAGAACTGTAGTAGCAAGGGCAAAAGGAGTAGCCTATAATCACCTTTTGTTAGGCAGAGTCGGAGTGACAACAACAAACACCTCCGCCGTCAATCCCTTCTCGAGGGCATCGATGCGTTCGGCAAGGCTGACTGTCTGCACGGTGGGCTTCTCAGCCACCAGAATCAGGCGAACAAGGTCTAACAGTGTCTGCATTCCGATGTCTTGGTCAGAACGCTATCGGTCACTAGCCAAAAGGGGGTATCACTCACTTTTGGCCGGCGCCTTGGCTGCCTTGACCGCTTCCACGATCCTAACATGTTTGGCGGAGTACGGCTTTTTCTCTTTAGGCCCCTTGCCCTTGCCTTTGGCCTCGCGACGCGTCTTGATGTGGTCCATATCGTGTCTTGTCGATAGGGTCAGTCATCGGTCACTAGAGCCACAGCGTCATCAACTTTAACGGCCAGTGTCAGGTCAATGCGTCCTTCGCGGATGTACGACGGATCGAGACTGCGGATGAATTCGGGTTCGCGGTTGCTGGTGAGAAGCAGCACCACATGGGGATACAGTCCGCGACCGATCTCATCGAGCATACGGTTCCACCCCTCCTTGTCGCCGACGGCAGTGGGTATGTTCTTGTGCGGAGCCAGCGTGCGGCTGTGGATGGCCACGAGGGGGCCGTCGAATTCGTCAAAGGCGACGACAAGCGGCCTCTCGGCGGAGGGTTCGGCTTCGCTATGTAAGGCTCCCAGGGGGTCACCCGGTTGCCACGGCTTGTGGGTGTTGCAGTAGGATCCGCCGAGCGCCTGGGCCAACAGAACGCCGATCATGGACTTTCCCGACCCCGGCGGTCCGTGGAGATAGACCACGGCATGGCCCTTGGACTTCATGAGAGCGGTGATCTGACCCACAATGGCCCTCTGTTGGTCCCGGGGCTTGAACCCCCCTAGCACCTTTCGTTGGCGATAATACAGATTCGTGTAGGAACCGGCACGTTCGTACAGAGCCAATGGTTTGACCTCCTCCTCTTCCTCTGCATCAGCAGCAGCAGCAGCAGCATCAGGAGCCTCATGGGTTACTGGCTTGGGCCGAGAAGCAACGTCGCGTGTGTCGGCCACTAACGCTTCGTACGAGGAGACGGTAGCGATCATCCACAGATCGTAGCGTATGTCGCCGTCGTAGTTATGCACGGAGATGTCCATGATGTACCAATAGCCGTAGGCGTAGCCGTAGCCGCGTCCGTTGTCGCTGACGTGGCTGGTGGCGGTGACACGGCGCTGGATGCGGCGACACACCTCCCTGTCTGACAGCACGTAGAGACGAACACCGGACCAACGGATGAACAAGAAGACGATGGTCCAGGGTACGGCGGCCCACAAGTTTAGGGCGACCCCGCTAAGGAACACGGTCCAGAACGAGTAGCCCGTGGCGGGGTTAAGAGCGGGGTTGGGGGTGGCGGGGGTATCCATGGTAGCTTTGGTTAGAATCCGTCTTTGAATTCTGTACCTACTGGCACCCCCTTAGAAGGGCCTGCTTAGGCACCTTTTTGACCAAGGAGTAAGGAACAGGCCGGCCCTAGTCTCTTTAAGACCAAAAAGTTGATAGACCAAAAGGAGATGCCCCTCCTTTTGGCCCTCTGGGGCGCCTAGTCCTCCTCCTCCTCGGCCTTCACCTCCTCAGCCTCGGTATCGATGGACTCTCCGCCCTCCTTGAGCCGGCCCACGTAGTCGCCCGTCTTAAACTCCTCACCGGTCTCTTCGCACTCATAGACGTTGCCGTCCTTGATGATGTACATGATCCCGTCGATGAGCTTGATGGCGCCCTCCACGTCTTCGGCCTCTTCTGCCTCGGACACGGCGGCTTCTGCAGGGGGAGGAGGGCCTCCGGCGCCGCCAGCGGCCTTAGGCGCCTTCTTGGCCTTAGGGGCGGCCTTCTTGGCAGCCTTCGCGGCTTCCTTGTCTGCCTTGGCCTTCTCAGCCGCCGCCTTCTTGTCCGCCTTCTCCTTGTCCTTCAGGGCCTTCGCGGCTGCTGCAGCGGCCTTCTTGGTCGCAGGAGGAGGAGGAACAGAGGCGCCTGCAGAAGAGGACGAAGAGGCGACGGGAGCCTCCTCCTCTCCCTCGGACGCTGGAGCGGAAGAGGCTGCCGAGGATGCAGATCCCGTGAAGACGGGCCCACCCTGGAAGACGGGCTTCTTGGCGAGAGCCCAAGGAGTGCCGAGCATATGCACCCAGTCGAGAGGCTCCTCGTTAATACGACCGGTCCAATCCGCCTTCGGCGTCGGATCTGCATCGTACTTTTCGGAGCGCCCCTGACACTTGGTACAGAGGTCGGATCCCTCGACCACGGCCGCTCCGCATTGGGACTCCCGATAGACCGCAGGCTTCCAGCGCTTGTCCTCTCCACCCTTGATCCGCCTGCCGAGGCAGACAGAATCATTGATGGAAGAGGAATTCACGCGGTAGTCTGCGGCCACGGGAGCTCCTTCCGCCCCCCCTGCGGGAGGAGGAGCAGGAACGGCCTTGGCTGCCTTGGCCGGCTTAGGAGCCTTAGGAGCCACAACCGCCTTTGCAGGCTTCGCGGCCACGACGCTCTCCATGCCCAGATGGACGAGGATAGCGGCGATTTGTTGGGGTGTAGCCCTCCCCAGGGTTGCGATCAGAGCAGACACATCGTCACCGACAATGGACTCCCCACCCGCGCTTGCGCTTTCCGTGATAGCCGACATTTCTGTTTGCTTGGATGCTTGGTTCTGTATAGCGTCTTTGCTATACTTTCCCTGCTGCTCCATTCCCAGCTGGTTCCCCCCGTCACCTTTTTTCGGCCCTGGTGCGCCCTTTCCTTTCCTTTCCTTTCCTTTCCTTTCCTCTGGCCCAGGAAAAAGTGACACCCCGACGGCCCAGGGAGTAGAGCAGTGGCAACGCCGCGGGTCTCTCCCCCCGGACCGCCATTTACCTCCAGGGCCCCCTCTAACAACAGGGAGTAGGGCACCAAGGGCGGTAGGAGAGTGGGCGTCACCCCTGGCTTCGGCTGGGAACGACGACAGATGGATGCGATGGGGGTTGGATTCCCACCTAAGGCACCATTAGCCTCGGGCTGTTGGTAGGAATGAGCAATGCTCCCTGCTGGCACCCCTACCCTTTGCGACTTGGTAGGTCCCAGGGTCACGACGAGGTAGAACCCCACCCAGGACGGCCTGGGCCAGATAGAAGGACATCTATTTTGGTCTAGCAGGCCAAAAAGGACTGCTAGGCCAAAAGGAATGTCCTTTCCTCTGGTGCCTATGATGCAGGCAATTGACTCATCCCCCATCCCCCCTCCCATAAAGTTAATGGTACTGCCCCGCCCCGCAGACACCCGTCATAGCCGCCCCCGCCGGGAATTTGCTACGCCCGCCCTTCCATGATTAGATCCAGCACGGCCCCTACCCCGCCCATGCCCGTCGTAGCCTCTCCCCCCTTGCGGGTAATCGCTACGTCCGCTAGCTGGCCTATCACCCCCCGGATCGCTAGATCTTCCGGGGGAGCCCCAAGTGGGGACGGCACTGTTTGAAACCCTGGGCCCGGCCCCCGTCACCTTTTTCCTTTTCGGGAAGGGTGGGGGAGGAGGTGTTAGGATAGGGGGTGTTAGGGCTACGGGGGTACCAAAAGGAGGAGGCAGAGCCCTACGGGCTCGCGTTCGTGCCGCGTAGCGGCACTCACCGTGCCTGCGGCACTAGTCCGGGTTCTTTGACGCAGCTCCGCTGCCGTCAAGAACCCTCACCAAAAGAGATGTCCTTCTCTCCGGGGCCTTGTCGAAGGGCCGCCATTTTGTACAAGGAACCTAGGTAGGTCTGGACCTAGGCGACGGGGTTCCGGATGTCCTTCCGGGTGCAGATCGATAAGACGTGATCCGCGGCCTTGAGCGCCTCTCGCCCTGCTTCCGGCCCCTGCCGGTTTCCCCCCACCCCCTGCCCCTTACGGAGCAGGGGGACGGCAGTATATAAGACTATAGAGGGGGGGGCCCCCTATAGAATCCCCCAGCTGGGCCACACTGATTGGAACCCTGGGCTTTGGGCCCGTCACCTTTTCTTTCACCCAGAGGAAGCTTCTGTCAAGTTGCGCGGCTACGGCAGAGCCTAGGCCTGGACCCCAGGGGTCCCCTTTAGTCAAGTTTCCTGCATACTTACACTCCCCCCCTGGGACCCCCGCTTCAAGTTCTCTAGCCCCCTAGGCTCCCTTCCGTCAAGTTGCGCGGCTAAGGGGGGCCCTGGGCCCCTCCCCCCCTCCAGCAAAAGGAAAAGGTGACGGGGCCCAGGGCCAGGGGGAAAGCAGTACCGCCGGTGTAACAGCCGGTCCTGGGGAGAAAGGCTGAAAAGCCTGTCCCTGGGGTAGGCGGGGGCTGGGGGTGTAGGAGGCTATAAGTAAGCCCTCCGATTCACTACCAGAGGACCCAGCCTATGGGAGACGTAGAGCCTCTTCACTGAAAGCTCCAGGATCCATAACGGGGTCAAAGGGACAAGAACACCAGGCGGGACGCCCCTGGGAGTTCAGCAGAAGGCCTGGTAGCCTGTCTGTGAAGTCGAGGTACCCCAGGACAGATCAGGGACGCCTATCTGTTTTGGCCTATAGGACCCCTGCAGCCTTACACCCTAGGGCCCTTTCCCCTAGGCCCCTCCCTCCCCCTAGGCCCCTCCCTCCAGGGAAAAGAAAAGGTGACGACCCAGAAGCCCAGGGTTGGCTAAGGTACAGGGGGTGGCTCCCCTGTAACGCAATAGACGGACCTCTGG